GACAGGGTGCTAGTAGAGATGATCGTATGGGGACATGCGGCCCGTACAAAATGGGTCCGACTCAGTGAACTCAAGGACATAGGTTGGGACTGATGCCCGAACTCGATGGTGTTTCAATTCTGATCGGTTTTTTCGTAGGACTCGGCACCCCATTTATGGTGGGCATGGCGCTACTACGTCTAAACCGCTTAGTACAGGAGGACCAAACCGATGTACGAAACGATTCCAAAAAACCAGGCACTCAGGATCAGGGACCACATTAAAATTCAGGACCCGGACGTTACGTGGACTTCGGTCACGAAAGAGGAGGCGGGTGGGTTTGTCCGGGCCACCGGATTGCCCTGGAAGTGGGCATCCAAAGTCCTTGAGGGCGGTGGCGTGATTACACTGGCCGAAGGGTACATGAGAAAGCGAGCGGACCCGTGAGGCCCCGCACGACGTGGGATGTCGTTTGTTGGGGTGTGATACTGGCTGTCTATCTATGGGCTGGGATCTTGTGTGCGAGGAACGTCCGATACTCTCACCACCTGGAAAACATGGCCGTAATTCAGGACTCGATCATTAGGGGCCAGAGATCCCTCATCGACTCGCTGGAGGCGTTGCTTTACATCCAAGAGGTGGACATGGTGGGATTCAAAACGCTCTGTTACATCAAAACCTTACCAGATTAGGAGGCGCTTGCGTTTCATAGTGAAATAGGCGCATATTCAGATTCATGAACCTGACCGAATTTGCCGAGTACGTGGCTTCCAGAGACGAACTTTCTTGGATCGCCCACTTCCTGATCTGTGCCGCCTTCACCTATCTAGCTGGAATCGTCGGTCCTTTGGAGGCGGTACTGACTTCAGAGATTCTGGTTGTTTATTTCGCCATGCGTGAAGGCAGTAATTGGGAGACTCACAGGGCGATGGGCCACCCCCGAAAGAAGTACCTCCGAGACGGCATCGGGGACATGACGGGACCGATTCTTTGTCACGGGTATGCCTGGGCCGTGTTCCTGGGAACCCTCACTTTTTAGGAGGAAAGCATGAAGCGTTTTTCCCTTGCGCTAGTAATGACGTTAGTACCTGGATTCCTGTGCGGCCAGGAGGCGACCATTACCATCAACGGCTATGCCTACGGACAGATCGCCGGAATTTCCCACGAGTGTCCCCTAAAGGAGACAGGACAAGGATGGCGTGTCGAGGGTTACGTGGGGCTCCAAGTCTCCTGTCCAGTGTGGGCGGTGGACGCAGAAGACTTTTTCACCCCTGCCTCTATGAGTGTCATGGCTAGTGACTCCTCCCGAGTCTCTGCGGTGATCGTCCACTCAATCGTGGACACGGCTGGTCAGTACGCACCGGACACCCTTAAAATTCAAGTACTCAGGCGAGGGAACTGGAGCATTGATTTGTATGCCAACCCTATTCTTTTCATCATGGGGTACATGAATACCCGGACTTCCGATGCAATTTGGCCTCAACATGAATTCCCCACCATCCGTGCAGTAGTGGGTGAGGATTTTATTCTTTGCGCTTACGAGGGTGGATATGAAGATGCGGTAGCGAAGTCCTACAACCGTCCCACAGCCTGCCCGGACCTTGGGGATACCGCCCTGCCTGAATTTGAGGTGACGTGGGTGTTGCCAGAGATTCTTGGAGGAGTGCTCGCAGACATTTCACCAAACCTGTTACTAGCTGGGGTGAGGGACGGCAGGATTCTTCCTAAGTGGACGGAGCAAACGCTTCATCCAGTACCACTTACATTTGGGGTGGTCCAGAACTAAGGGAGAGGAGAATGCCGGTCCAGCAGGGGGACAAGATTTTTCTCGGGGAGCAGAGAACGCCGTTCAGGGCCGTCACGATGGGTCGCCTTAACGGTGAAAAAGCCGTAGCACTCTGCAAAAGCGGCGACGCTAAAGCCCTGAACGACTGGATCAAAAACCACCACATGGACAGCTATGGCCCCGTTACGGACCATGTATTCATCATTCGCTGGGTTCCCGTAGCAGACCTAGTAAAGGATACTCGTCGCCGGGGATGGCGAGAACGATGGAGACAGTTGGACCTACCACTTTAAGGGGGGACCCATGCCGAAGTTTGATGTGAAACTGAACGCTGTTCGGTGCGTCCGGTGCGAAGGCGCTGGGCGGACCTTGGCCGAGGGTCACGAGCCGTTCGACTTTGACCCGAACGCACAAGACGCTCCCGCACTCACCGTGGAACACCTTGCGGACGGCGGCGTCATTGTAATGGCGGAGGGTGACGAAACCGCCAGGCTATTTGTCCGATGCGAGAACTGCAACGGCCTTGGCTTCAGGCACGAGATGAGTATGGACGGCCTCAACGTCCTCAAGCTCGTTACGCCAAAGGTTAAGGGCACGGCCACGTCCAGACCGCCCACCACGGAGGAAGAATGAAAGGACTAGCACTTCGGTTATCGGTTCTGATGAAGAACCTTCGACACCTCGATCCATCGGCTATCAAAGAAAGTCAAAATACTCTCGCGGAAGCGATCAAGGTGGTTCGGTGGACCGAGGAAATGCCAGCCGCCGGGATTGTCGTAGGGGATGGCGATTACCCACACATCGAATGGATTATGGGCCACGTTCCACGCCGAGGCATGAGGGTGTTTCTGTCTCCACCAAGGCCGACGCCCGCCGGGAAGCGGTGGGAGGGCGAGCCCGATGCTCTTTAATAAAGAGAGGGAGTTGGTCTTCGGCCTCCACGCAAAAGCAGCGTCCCGGTGGCTCGAAAGGATCTTCATGCGGCGAGGCTTCAAGATAATCGGAGCCCGTCACGAAGGGCCTCGAAACCTTCACCAGCAACTAGACATGCCGATCGAGCGAGTATGGTGGGATACGAACCCGCTGGATTGCGACTACGCCTTCGTAGTACGGAACCATGGTGACGCCCTCTTGTCCTGGTGGTCCACATTCAAGGAAGTGAACTCCGAGTGGGACCAGGATAAGGTTTGCGCCAGGTTCCTCGCGGAATGGCCGCGCCAGTACCCCCGCCTGTTCCTTGGCTCACGCCGTTTGTGGCGTTTCGTCTGGGAAATACCAGGAGCCAGTATCCTCCGCTTCGAGTCGCTTACTAAGGACGTGAATCGCTACCTGATCGCCTACGACCTTGGACGCCTTGAGGAGTGGGAGCTACGGAAAGACCCCAAGCACGTCACCACAAACAAGCCGCTTGGGCCATGGGTAGAGCACTTCACGCCCGAAGGACTCGACTATCTCAAGGAAGCCTACCGCGCCGAAGCGATGCAGTTGGGCTACCGCCTTCACGGAGAATCGAAATGAGTGAGTACCATTATCCGTTGCACCTTGATTGGTTTCTCTTCTACATGATGGTCTTGGTCGGCATCTTCTACGGCGCTGAAATGTACGGAGTCGGCTCCACCCCAGCCTGGAGCTTTACTGAAAACAACTGTGCCGTGTCTGAGCGGGTGCATTGGTACGGCTGGCTCTTTATGACGTTCATCACCTGGCTCTGGATTCACTTCGCCATTCGTATTATTCCGATGCTCTTGGGTCATTCTCCGATGGAGTGGATTTAGTGAACGGGATGAGGCGTCCATCCACCAGTAAGCGTATTCTTTTGGCGATCGAACGTGGCCTAGACGCCGTGGATTACGACTCACTCGACAGACTCGACAGGGCGGATCATCGCAGGGCCTTGAAGTGGCTCAGAGGCATCAGGCAATTCAATCGCGCTCGTGCCAGGGAAAGGGCCAAGTGGGATTTGCTACGACTACGGGCGGAGAGAAACACTGATGGCAAGTGACATGAGGGAGAAGGTGGCGAGAGTAGAAGCCTTTAAGAAAAACATCGAGGATTGCGTCTCTAACAGCATCATGCGAGGTGAGGCGTATTGGGTAGCATCCGAACTCCTCGCATTTCTGGGCGATGGGGAGCCGGTGGTATGGGTTACCGCTGCTCAGATAGAACACCTTAAAAGGTTCTGGGGTGGGGAGATTCCCAGTTATAAGGACAGCAGCCCCCTCTACCTACACGCCGCACCCCAGCGGGAGCCCACGGAAGGTCACTATGCCGATGGTCTACGAAGGATAGCAACCGGGGACAACAACCTACACTGGACGGAAGTCGGACTCTTAAAGGCCGTTGCCAAGGCTATTGACGCCGCACCCCACCGGGAGCCCGGAGAGGGAGTAGACGCTTATTACAAGCGTATGGAGGCGGAACACGACCAACAGCTCGAGGAAAAACACACCTCCACCCACCGGGAGCCCGGAGACAGGATGGAGGAGATTGCTCGACTGATACTCCAAGAGCTTCTTTACCGCACCGATCCAGAGGCAGACGGTTGGGCCGAGGAGCGCCACGCTACGGCCATGGCCTATGAGCTTGAACTGATAAAGCCCGACCAGTTCACCCACCGGGAGCGAGACAGTGAGGCGATCCTAATTGAAGCCATTGTGGCCACGCTGGAAGACGATGATTTGGCCGCTGCGGCGAAAGTAGGTCGTTGCCACAGGTTCATTCAGCATCACCGTGACGCCATCCTACAGGAGCCAGATGATGAGTGAGCAGAGAGTGGTGAGGGGGTATCGGATTACCGAAGATCGTGATGCAAGCAGGGGAAGCGTATTCGCGGGTAAGTGGGAGGATGCCGCCTGTCAAATGATGTTCCCAGACTATGACCCCAAACGCGAAATAGTCACCATCCTCACCCACCACAACCAAGGCGTAGGTCCGCTGGAGGGGTGGATGGTTGAGTGGTTGCTCAAAAATGAAGCTGCCCTTCCACAAGTCCCAGACAGAATCCGCTTCTTTTCTACACCAGCTAACCCAGACAAAAGATACGAGAGAACATGGGTGCAGATTGACGAACTCATCGCAACCGCCATAGCTGAGATCCTGGGAGAAGATCAATGAAACCTGAAGAGATGCTGGAGAGGATGGCGAGGATTGCTTTCTGGGCCGAGTGGGATGAGTTCAATGACGAAGAAAGGAAGAGTGCCAAACGATCTGTCCAAGCCGCCCTGCGGGAGTTGGTGGAAACGAAACATTTCCGTTTTGAGATAGGGGACCTGGCAATCGCCATCACGGAGTTGGAGCTATGAGTGACCCTTAAGTAGCACAACCGAGGGGAATAACCGTTAAGGAGTAAACCGAAATGAAAGAACTGATTGATGGCACGATCCGTATGGTCTTGGAAGCGATGAAAGACGCCAAGCCGGACACCATGGAAAGACTGGCTCATACCTTGGACAGCCTTACGAGAACCCGTGACGTTTACGACCGCGTAAACTAATACACACCGGGAAATGGTTGGGGGCCAGCCCCCTCCCCTCGATGGTTCCCAACTGTTTACCCGCCATTACGGAGTTGGAGCTATGAAGGATAGCGAGCGGTGTACGTGCCGATGGGACTTAGGGTGTGGTCCAAATCAAAATTGCCCCATCCACGGAAAGCGAGATGATGAAGATGGAGGAGTTCAACGCTCTTCCGACGTAGCGGAGCCCCGGAGTGAAACAGATAGTGATGTGTTTGATGGGTCCAAGATTCAATGGGCCGAGATTGAAGCGGGCTTGGACCATTATGTGATTGCCGAACGTGTTATCTGGACTGAGGTAGACAATGCAGCTAGAACGAGACGAGCAGACCCCAAACGCTCTACGGCAGCGGCGATTTTGGTCATGGATAGCGTTGTTCGGGCAATAGCGGCCAAGTCATTAGAGTGCAGACCCGACACTCCGGGGCCATCCGTCAGCGAGCGTGACGTGGTGGAGAGGTTGAGGCGAACAATTGCGCTCAATGTTTATGCCGAACAGGATGGATGGGAGCCGTCTCCCAAAGACCATATCCGCTGGCAGACGTTTGTGGTGCGAGTTGGAAAGGACATGACTGACGCCATCTCCGAGATCGAGAGGCTGAGGAAAGCGAACAAAAGGGAGCGGGGGTTTACAGAAAAGTTGCGTGAATTAGCCAATAAAGAATTAACGAGTGCCTTTAATGCTGAAGACAAGGCCACCAAACTCCGCACCGCGCTGGAGGCCATCTCTGAGGGTTGGGTCGAGATTGATGGTGGCCCAAGAGAAGGAATGCACGGCTGCATAATGCGGACCATCGCCACCGAGGCCCTAAAAGAAAAGCCATGAAGGTTCACTTCGAGAAGAAGATAGTCGTCCTAAATCACCAAAGCGTGGGCACGACTACGTTGGCGCGGCTGTTGAACAAAAAGAAGAGGGGATTCGACAACCTCGGTGGACATCACGACGGACCCTGGGACCTGGGGCCACACAAAGGCCAACCGTACCGGAAGTGGTGGGAGGGTGATGAACGCACCTTCACGTACGTCTACATGGTGCGTAACCCCTTCTCAGCGATCCTGACGCATTGGTGGCAGTGGGGCGAGCCTGACGCTGGAAGGGGTCCGGTTACGGTAGAGTTTCTGGAAGAGTTCATGTACCGGGGCATCAAGTATCACCCACACCGGGGCCGTATGTGGAGGTTCGCCTGGGAACAGTTGCCCGGACCTACCTGGCAGATGCGCTTCGAGCGAGGGTTGCGAGAGGAGTACAATCGCCTCTTCCGCGCCTTCGATTTGCCCCTGATTGGTGAGTGTATTGATGGGGCCACGGGCGAGCCGGAGACGTTAGAGCATCGCAACGCAACGCCCGGTAAGCCCAAAGAAGACCAAGCGTCCCACTTCACGCCAGGCGCGATTGCTTGGATTGAGAAACATCACGCCGAGGAGCTTCATCGCTTCCGGTACAACGTAGGGGCCTTACCATGACAAAAGGCAGACGCAGAAAGATGAAGGTGCTCCAGGAACGAAGACAAAAGAGTGAGGAGCAGCAAAAAAAGCTCAAGCGTCGCCTGGTCCCCAACTACGAACAACGCCTCAAGGCCCTCAAGATGAAAGGGACGGCGAGCTTCGTCCGCCCAGAAGAGAAAGGGGAGGACGATGAAGCCGTGGATCGGAGTTGACCTCGATGGAACCTTGGCCGAGTACCATGGCTGGCGGGGCATAGATCACATTGGCCCTCCGATACCGGCCATGCTAGAGCGCGTTAAGGCGTGGGTCGCCTCCGGGAAAGAGGTGAAGATCTTTACCGCCAGGGTGGGGCCGCAACCGCCTGACGTGAATGTTGATTACATCCGCTCCGTCATTTGGAACTGGTGTGAGGAGCACGTTGGATGCGCCCTTACCGTCACGGCAACGAAAGACTTCGGCATGGTGGAGCTTTGGGATGATCGGTGTGTCCAGGTGATCCCGAACACCGGGATCGCCTTGCAGGAGGTGGCCGGAGGGGAAGATGAAAGAGCGTGATTTCGACATGTTCAGCGATGAGCAAATAGCCAACTGGATGGCGTGGCTGGCGACCTGGTATCAGCTATCCGGGGATGAGGCCCAGGCCCATGTCAAGACTTGCCGAGGGCCAGCGAGTGACTTGGCATTGGCACTCAATCTTTCTCCCACGGAAGTAGCGAGGAACTTGAGCCAAGCAAGCCTTGACACAGACTCCTCCGACTGTTAGTCTCCTAACAAGCCTTCGCAAGGGGAGCGAAAAATGTTGGGACCAAATGAGATCAAAAAATCCATAGAAGGGGACTCGAATCCTACCCGCAGGGCCGTGTCCTACCTGAGTTACGCTGGCTTGGGGGCTGGCGAGATCCACAGGCTCAGGTGGGATGCGGTCCAAGTACAACCTCCCAGGCTACTAAGTACTATCGACAGTCGAGGGCTGACGTACAGCCAAGCGAAAGCTCTGCTGTCTTCCGTAGAGAACGGCGGGAACCTCCGGGACCAAGTTGCCGTAGAGATGGGACTGGTCTGTGGGTTGCGCCAAGTCGAGCTTCGGAGGATCCGCCTGGTCGATTTAGACTCACGTGATGGGCGGATGTTTATACTCATCCACGGAAAGGGTGGGAGGAAACGCAAGGTATATGTCCCAACGCCCCTCCAGGACCGAATCAATCGCCTCGTCGCTGGAGAGGGTGGGCACCTTGGGCAAGCTGAGGTAGGCGCACTCCACGATAGCCGCCCACTCCTCCAGTCCGACAGGGGAAAGGCTTTGTCGGCCAACGGGATCCGTTACATCATGGATCGCTACCTTCCAGGGGTGTCAGAAACGGCCACACCTCACGACCTACGCCATACGTGCATCACTTGGCTCCTGAATACCGGGGCTACCCTGGAACAAGCTATGGAGATCGTGGGCCATTCCGAGGCGAATAGTCATGAAATCTACGCCGCCGTGGACGATAGCTGGTTCGTCCGATCCTGGCAGGAGACTCATCCGATTGCCAAGTGGGGTGTCGGCGTCGGCCACGTAAAAATCTCCGGGAAGAAGTACAAGCACAGGATGTCGAGGGGGACTGAGCGCACCGTTCCATTGCCGACAGGGGTAGTGGAGGCCGTGCGTCTCGGCTTCTACGAAGGGGGAATACCCGGTGGGGTTATGTCACGGAAGATGCTCGCATGGATCTTCAATGACGTGGAGTATGATCCGTCCATGTTGCGTAAGGCTGGGGCCGTTCACATGGCGGAGGCCGGGGCTCATCCATTCCTGATTTCGATGATACTCGGCGTGACGCCAGGACACGTAATCGACAGCAACTTCGGTCGCAGGGGGCGGAGGGCGGAGGACGAAAGAGTGGACGCGGTGGAACGTGCGGTGGGCCTTCTATACCGGGACGAAGTCGTTGACTTGGACATCAGGTCGGCCTAGTTTTTACTAGCGGTCGGCTGTCCCCTTCCCCGAGGCCGACTTGGCCCTAGCGTCACCCCCCTGGCGTTGGGGCCATCGCTTCAGAGCCAAGCCAGGTCGTCCATCCGTGGTGAGCGCACCAAAGAGCGTCGGCCATATTGTCAGTGAGCTTCTTCCGTTGATCCCACGGCCTGGCTTGCGCGAAACCACTCTTGCGGTTCCACCTCCAGGCTACAACGGACATGACGTGGTACTTCTTCGCCTTGCCGTGCCCGGTGGCGTACTTCTTTAACGTACCGATCGGCAGACCATAGTATGGAATTCCTCGGCCCTCTAGCTCGGCCAAAAGGATGCCCTTCTGCCCCTCGATGTACGACACACCCCGAGTGAAGCGGACAGACTCATACACCAAGAGGTCGGGCTGTATTTTGTCCAAGAACTCACGCAACCACGTCCGGTAGGTGTGATAGATCATCCCAGAACTTGCGTTTGAGGTGGCGTCGTTCCCGGCACTCTCCTCGCCCCAGCGAATCAAGGGGTAGTCCGTGTCCCGATTCATCACCGCCCACCCCCAAGTCTTACCTAAGTCGAGGCCCGCAGCCTTGAATTCCACGTTCGACTCCTGTGGCTTCTATGGTAATTATTCCAACAATCACGCAGCCCTGGTCGGGAGGTGGGTACCCAGAATCGCCGGACTTTTTGGTAGTTACCGTACCTCCGGCATCAACCTGGACCATCCAGGTTTCTTGTTTCTGCTCGGGACCTGGGGTGGCGTAAAAAACGACGGGCTGTGGAGAACCCGCGATCACCCCCTTGATCGCCATTGGAATCGCGGCGAGGCTCCCTAAGAATGCCTTGCGTTTCACGTTAGTCCTTGTGCATCTCGTAGAACTTCATGGTTTCGTTTCGGAAAGTCATGTGGATGACCCCGGTGGGGCCGTTTCGATTCTTCGCCACATGAAGCTCGGTCTTGCCCTTGAGGTCCTTCCCGTCCCTGTCCTCTGGTCCATAATAGTATTCTGGCCGATAAAGGAACATCACAACGTCGGCGTCCTGTTCGATGGATCCACTTTCACGAAGGTCGGACAACATGGGTCGTTTGTCTGGACGCTGCTCTGGCCCACGGTTCAACTGACTAAGAGCTAACACTGGAACATCAAGCTCTCGGGACAGTGACTTCAACCCCCTGGATATGTAACCGATCTCTTCGTTCCTGTTGTCAGCCCGTCGCTGACCGTGCATCAACTGGAGATAGTCAACCACCAGGAGTTTGAAATCGTATTGAACCATGGCGCGTCTAGCCTTGGCCCGCATCGCCAGGACCGAAGACCCAGGCTCGGCATCAATCACAATCTGACTCTCGCTCATGATTCTCACTTGTCGTGAGATTTGAATGGCATCATCGCTTCGTATGTACTTCGGTGAGCGAAGATCATTCATGGGAATCCCGGTTCTCAGGGACAAGATTCGATGTCCGATATCCTCTCGACTCATCTCCAACGAGAAGAACAGGACGGGCACTTCCAACGTGGTGCCTATAAAGTCTAAGATGTTGGTGGCGAGTGCGGTCTTTCCCATGGAGGGGCGGGCCGCAAGTATGGTGAGTTCGCCCCTGTGGAAGCCGCCCATCATGTGGTCTAGGAGCTTGAACCCCGACCCTATCCCAAAGATTTCCTTGCCCGACGCCCTACGCGCCTCTATCCGATCAACCAGGGCCGGAAGAAGTGAAGTCAATAGTTCGGGCTTGCCCGGTGTGACGTTGTGGGCGATCTCAAAGATTTTCTTTTCTGTCCGCTCCAGGATCTCGTCAACCGACCCGCCGCCATCTTCTTCCAGGTCACGGATTGTCGTGTGGCATACGTTACCCAGCAAACGCCTGGCTGCGGCCTCTTTCACGAGTACGCAGTGATGGCTGACATTGTCTCCGGTGGGCACTCCACCGATCAGATCGCCCACGTAGCCAGCCCCGCCTGCCTCTTCCATCTTGCCCCTAGCTTGGAGTTCAGCCAGGAGGGTCACACCATCGACGGGGGTAGACCTCTCGAAAAGGCCCAGCATCGCCTCAAACATGACCCTGTTCTGCCGCCAAGCGAAGTCGGACGGCTTGAGGAGTTCGATAGCCTCGGTTACGGGTTCGTCGCCCAGCAGCATCGCACCTAAAACCGCAAACTCGGCTCGCTCGGCCTGATTAAATTCTTCGCTCACCCGTGAACCCCTCCCTCTGGTAGCGACCGTAATTGAGGATGAATATAATTTTGCCTGTCTGGTTGGCTTGTGCGTGGTCCAGGCGGTCAATTCTTCCCTCAAGCTCTAGGTTTTTAAGGAACAGGCGGAGCTTGTTTCGACTCCACCCCCAACGCCTCGCGAGGTGTGAGTCGGAAGCCACCAGTTCGCCACGCCGAAGGGAAACTTCAAAGCCAGCGACTTGCTTCTTGGACTTGCGGTGGGATGCCATAAAGAGAAGGTCTATCCAAGCCTCTGCCCTAGAGAACGTCCGGTCCTCCTCCCACATTTCGCTGGTCATGAACTTTCGGCTCATTTTTACAAAGCCGAAGTCCGCCACTCATCCCCCCGAAGGTATAGCGTTCATGCAGGTGGTAATTGGGTTTGCCGTACTTCGAGGTACAGCGTTTCGAGCCCCCATTAGAAGGCGTCCCCTTCCCTCGGTTGAGCCTCTTGAAATTCCCAAATCACCTTCTTCAGATCGTTCTCCGCTTTCCGCCTGGTGTACCCAGCCGCATTCCTGGTGCCGACATACTCCGCAGTCTGTTCGGAAACCTTCGGTGCGTACTTTTTAAGGTACCTGACCAACATGGCCGTAGCCTCTTCTTCGTCCATGTCTTCGAGGGAGCCCGTGATCTTGCTAAAGAGCGTTTCGGCTTCTTGCTCCCAAGCTGGCAAGGACTCAGACTCAGACTCAGACTCAGACTCGGGTTCAAGTTCAGGTTCAGGTTCAGGACTCTCTGGCCCCACTACCTCGAAGTCCGCGTCCAGGGCAACCCCAAGCTCCTCTTTCAGGTCGTCCAGCGTTTCCTGACTCTGGACCGATGCCTCGATGCCGTCCTCTGGGAAGAACTCATCGGCAATATCCTCAGCCTCCTCCATGTCACGGTCGGCCTGGTCCTTCTGAACCTCACTGGCGATCAGCTTGAGTTCACCACGCGCCAGGTCCAACTGACGCTTCGACGACACCATTCTCTTGGCAGCTTCTTCGATGGACATGGCTAGCACGAGGCCCACCTTCCAGGACGTGGAAACTCTTGTCTCGCTACCCTGTTTGTATTGGTCCTCCGAAGGGTACATCACCAACTTCACCGGAGCCTGGAAGAGTGTCCCGAATCGCTCGTAAACCTCCTGAAGTACGGTCTGGATGTTGTTCACAGACTCCCAGGAGGTGGTGCGAAACGTGTGGTAGCCCATGACATGGCCGGAGGCCCACAGTTGAAGATGAAGGCGTCCGTAGGGCTTGCACTGACACTCACCACCCTGGGCCTTAACGCAAGGCGTCACCTTCCCGTCCGACAGGTTCGTCCTTTCCTCCCCGTCACAGGTCGAAATCTTCTGAGTCTTCCCTTTCCAAAGAGCCATCTCTGCATGGAAGTTTTGCTCAGGAGTCTCGTACATCAGGACCCCGGCGAGTTCTGTGGGCTTGTCTCCCACACTCGAATGAGCATGGATTTTGGCGTCCGTGACGAAGTTGCCGTCTTCACCTCGGGCGCGGGTGGTGACAAGGAAGTGATCGTACTTGACTGGCAGTTGGTATTTTGTGCCCCCTTGGCCCGCTCTCTCTGCCCCCTTACCACCAATCTTGATCTTACCTAACTCTTGTGGACGCCGCTTCAGCAGCTTCCGACTGATAAGCCCCATTAGAAGTCCTCCATCGGGTTAGGGGCGAGCACGACCACCTTAACCTTCTCACTCGTGGCGGTGCTGTACTTGAATTCGTCCGAGTCTGGGTCCAAGTACTTCAACGCCCGGAGGTCCATCCTCTTCTGGGCAATCTTGAACGCAGCCCTGAATTTCTTAAAGTCAGTCCGACGCTGGGATGCGGAACTCTTCCGCGTAACCTTCACGCCGTTCCCTGCTACGTGTTGGTCCCCTTCCCCAAGCAAGGAAACCACCTTCTCCTCAGTCTCCTTCTTGTCCTCTTCGGCCTCCAGGAGATCGTAGTGCTTCTGGATCATCACGGCAGACCAAAGCATCCACTCATCGTCCTCCCTCAACGTGGCCTCTCCAGGAATTGGGTCAGGCCACTTCGGAGGAGGTGGAGCGGGACGTTCGGGACGTATCTCCAGGTCCACGTAGGACTCCAGCCACTCCGTTGCCGACTTCAGCAACCAATCACAAAAAACCCAGTCGGTCAGGACCGGGAACGCAATAAGTTCGTCGTACTCGGGTGTGTAGAAGGCGAAGAAACCCCAATCAAGCCCCGTGACAAGGCCGTGAGTTTGCGCTTGGATGATGTGAGCGCGGGGCAATCCTTCTTCCTTGAACCGATAGAATCTTGGAATCCGTGGCACCTTCAACTCCATCCATCCGTGCCCCTTGAACTTAGTGACGGGACTCAACACTTCAGACTCTCTCACCACCTCGGGCCACCTCTTCTCACCGGGGTTAATAACGAGCCCGTCCGTATCGGTCACGATGCGTGGGTTATCCGGGTGGTGAACCATGGGTAGGGCCAAGACGTCCAACCCCGTGCGGTCCACGAAAGTCTGTCGTGCGACCTTCTCCTGCTTGACCCCACGCCGGATGTCCCCACCCTCCGCATCCTCCCAGTCACCCAGTACGATCCGGTCCCAAATGTTCCACGGCTCCCGGTATTCGTCCTGTCCGAAGATGGCTGGCATGTCTGAGGATCCGAGGCATGGTTGCCGCACCAGCTTCCATGCCTCGCGATTCACCATCGGGTTCACCGCGTCCCCGTTCTCGTCCCTTACGACACGGCCCGCTAGAGGTCCCGCAGGGTGATCTGCGACAACTTGGGCATCATTCATCACGAAACCTTTCTAAGGGCCTCCTGTGGCCCTTCAGCGGCACGTTTGGTCAGTAGTTCCGATCCGCTCAGGGCAAGTAGGATGGAGGCGAGCCCCCTGTCGATGGTGATGACGGCCTTTGGGTTCCTCCCGGCGACCGTATTGATGTGGCCACTACGAAGCATGTAGTCCCGCAAATCGTAGATCTCACTTACGCAACGGTCCAGGTCGGACGACGGAACAACAACGCCACCCTCCCGAGAGACAATCCACCCGGCAAAGCGAAGCAGCAGCTTCCACATTTTCTCCCTACTTTCTGGTGTTGTGGCGACGGTAGGTGTCGATCAAATCATTCATGACAGAGAGTTTGAGTCCCAACTTTCGCGCCAAGATCCTGCGGACCTTTGGAATCCTCCTTCCTGGGTAGTCCAAGAGGCACATGGTGAACTCTTCTGCGTTGATTTCATTTTGCTGGGCGAGGGCCTCGAAGGTTTCGTCAAGCAACATCCTTATTGTTTCGGCCAGCGTAAATCCAGACCTTACCGACTTCTTTATGGTAGCGACGGTCTTCGTCGCCCTCTTTTCCTTGGTGAGCATTTTCCCCCCATGTGCGGCGAACAGGCGAACGCACTCATGTTAAGAGGATAACACCACAAAGTCAAGTAGTCGGGGCCTACCTACCGAGTAATCTGAATTTTCTTTTTATGCCGAAGGCGAACCATCCATTGATGTCTCGTGACAGTTCGAGCGACCAATTAGAGGAAGGCCAGCGTCTCCAGTTCAGGCCGACGCCTGCATCCAGGATCCGCTGGTTAGCTAAGGGGTGGGTTTGGTCGTAGACAAGGTCTGTGTAAAGAAAGAGGTCTAGGACGCCGAGGCGGGGGGTGTCGCAAACAAAGGTTTCGCCGCTGAAGTAAAACTGGGTGCAACGGCTTATGTCCACGTCCTTGAGTAACGAGAATTGGTACAACGGCAACACGGAGATGCTGTCAGATGCGAGTCGGGTCAGGCGCGTGTAGCTTGCCATTCCGTAGGGTCGGATCCTAACCTCCGTGATGGCCGTCTCGGGACACCCTTCGATTGGTTCGTCTAAGATCAACTCTTCGGCTGGAGCGACTTCGACCCTACCTCTTAGTCGAGCCAAAAGCCCTTCGTTTTCCAGTCGGAGGTCCTCAAGCTCCCCTTCCATCTCTTCGCTTGCCACTTCCCTGATGACGGTTACGGGAACTCCACCGGGAATGCTGTCCCTTCCGAAGAGGTGGCCGACGAACGCGCTCAAGAGCATGAGGGCCGCGATAGCGGCTATGAAGATGGGCTTACCACCGGGCAAGGCTGGCCGCTGCATCAACTCCAGGAACCTTTCCCACCGATCCATTACAACCGCCTTAGCTCCAGGTGCCCGAGGTCCATAAACGTCTGGTCGTGGAGGTCTTGGTCGCTGTCCCAGTCCGTACCAGACCTGAGCCGAAATCCAAAGTCTTCCAAGTACCTCTTGGACACTCCAATTATCAGGCCAGCCATGTGGTAAAACTCATCACCGTTTTTCCATCTGACATGGGGGAGCGTCGGGAACCACGGGGCGAAATCAAAGGCCAAGGACAAAGGTTCGCCCACAGCCATAGCGAACCCATCAGCTACGTCTTTACTTGTGGAAAGGTGGTTGTGAAAGCTCGTGGGCCAGGGCGTCTTGCTGAAGCCTTGGGCCACAAGCTCGTTCTGAAGCTCCTTACCCCTGAAGCCATGAATCAGGGTGATGTCCCAATACCGAATCGCCAGGTCCGCTGTGTGCTGGAGCAGCGGATGACAAGTGCCGCGTTTCTTTCTGGACCGCTCACCGAATACAGGCATTTTAATCTTCGTCCGTCGCGACCCTTAGCTTAATCTCAGCATAGGTGCGAGCACCGCCAGCGGAGATCACCTCGACCTGAGCAACCAACACGTCCTCGGGGTCGGCGTCGATGTCGTAGGACAGGTCGTACTCATAGACTCCGTCGCCAATCTCTAAAGCTGTGGACTCAGCCACAATCTCCTCTCCGAGTCGGACAACTGTCACGTTGACCGTGGCCCCGGTAAGAACCTGCCATTCATCGTTGACATCCAGATACTTGGCCGTCAAGACTAAGGTGCCGTCCGACTTGTATTTCAACGTCAGTGGGTTAGCTGTCATCGTCTTGGTCCCTCATTTCGGCGTCCACGTTCAAATCATGCTTCAAAGATGCGCCCATGTCCACATCTAAATCATGTTCGATACTGGACGCCACCGTGAGATTGTGCCTTAGAGTCGCGTCTACGTCCAGTGTCGGATTGAGAACAAACCCTGCGGTACCGGACACCTCCAGGGATGGAAGGGCAAGCACGGCTGTCCCACCCGAAAGCGGTGTACCCTCACCACTGGCAGTTAGGGCTGGAAGCGTAATCGCCGCCGTTGCCTGGAACTCTGGCTTCGTGAACGTCGCCGTACCGCTGGCGGTCAGGGCGGGGAGGCCCAAGGCTGCTGAGGCGTTGCTTGGCGGCTCAACGTAGGTTGCTGCACCGCTGGCGGTCAGTGCCGGGAGGTCGAGCGACGCGGTGGCTTGGTACTCGGGCTTAACGAATGTGGCCGTACCCGATGCCTGTAGGGCGGCGAGGTCCACGGACGCTGAAGCGTCATGCTGGGGCGCTACATGGGTAGCTGTGCCGGAGGCCGTAAGCGCCGGGAGTGTAAGGGCTGCGCTGGCCTGGTCCGGGTGCTGCGCGGTCCCGGCCATCGTCAGGGCTGGAAGGCCGACCGCCGCTGTCGCAGAATACTCCGGCTTCACGAACGTCGCGGTGCCAGAAGCGGTCAGAGCGGACAACGCAAGCGAGGCCGTGCCCTTGCTGTGCGGGAACGTCGCCGTACCCGATGCTGTCAGTGCGGGGAGGTTTAGATTTGCTTGCCCCACGTTGTCAGCGACTACATGAGAGGCTGTGCCCGAAGCGGTCAGACTCGGTAGTACCAAGCTGGCCGTCGCATCGTTCGTTGAGTTCGCGGCCACCCCTGCAACGGTGAGGGCAGGGAGGCTCAGGCCCGCCGTGGCACTGAACGTCGGCGGCGAATGGGTCGCCGTCGCCGTGAGGGTCAATGCGGGTAGTGCCAGCGCGGCGCTCGCCTGGTCTGGGTGTTGCGCGGTACCCGTCGCAGTTAAGGCAGGCAGGGTTAGGGACGCCGCCGCCTGGAACTCCGGCTTCACAAATGTCGCAGTCCCGGACGCTTGGAGCGGCGACAGCGCAAGAGACGCCGTGCCTTGAGAGTGCGGGAACTCAGCCGTGCCGCTCGCTGTCAGTGCCGGAAGCGCGAAGCTCGCCGTCGCCTGGAACTCCGGCTTCACAAAGGTTGCTGTACCCGATGCCGTCAGGGCGGGTAAATCTATCGCTGCCGTTGCATCGTGGCCTGGGGGTACATGAGTCGCCGTGCCTGCGGCTGTCAGGGCAGGTAGCGACTGAGCGAACGTCCCCTGGCTATGTGGGAACTCAGCGGTACCGGATGCCTGGAGCGCAGACAGCGTCAGCGATGCAGTGGCTTGGACTTCGGGCTTCGTGAAGGTCGCTGTCCCCGCCGCAGTCAACGCCGGTAGGTCTAGAGCTGCGGTCGCGTCAGACGGGGCGATCGCGTGTGTTGCAGCGCCAGATGCCGTTAGGGCCGGAAGGTTCAGCGCCGCTGTCGCGCTTCTCTCTGCAATCGCATGGGTCGCGGTCCCCGAGGCGGTCAGGGCAGGTAGGTCTAGTGTAGCCGTCGCGCTGGACGGAGAAATCGCGTGTGTCGCGGTGCCCGTTGCGGTCAGGGCCGGTAGCGTCAGGGACGCCGTGGCTTGAACTTCGGGTTTTACGAAGGTTGCCGTACCCGTCGCCTCTAGCGCGGGTAAGGTTAGTGATGCGCTTGCCTGAAACTCGGGCTTGACGAAAGTTGCCGTGCCCGATGCCGTGAGCGCAGGTAGTGTCGGAGATGCGGTCGCTTGACGCTCTGCGATCGCGTGGGTGGCCGTACCGCTGGCCGCTAAGGCGGAGAGGTCAAGGGTGGCTGAACCCTGAGAGTGCGGGAACTCAGCGGTACCGGACGCGGTCAACGCGGGCAGAGAGACTGCTGCCGTTGCCTGGAACTCCGGCTTCACGAATGTCGCAGTCCCCACAGCGGCCAGGGCTGGTAGGGTGAACGACGCAGTGGCTTGGCGCTCCGCAATCGCGTGGGTCGCCGTACCGGAGGCCGTCAGGGCTGGGAGCGTCAAGGCGGCTGTGGCGTCGTGCGTAGAGCCAGCCGTGACCGTCAACTTTGGCGTGACGTCCAGCGTAATAGGCGTTCCATCCAGGCTTAATCGGAACTTCCACGTTTCACCAGCCGCAGGCTCCCGCGCCTTAATCGCCCATTCCAGTTCCGTCCAGCCCGTAGCATTCGCGGCAATCGAATCGGCTGGGTTCTCGTCATCCTGAATCCGACCAGCAGAGAAGGCGACGGCACCATCGGGAGCCGCAAGCTGTTCGGTCGTATCTTCACCGCTCGCCGTGATGTACGTCGAATCAAAAAGCTCGATCGGCGCGACATGCGTAGCCGTGGCCGACAACGTGAGCGCGGGTAGGGTAAGCGAAGCTGTTGCGTCAAACGTCGGCGTGTCAACGAACGTGGCCGTCCCCGAAGCCGTCAACGCAGGTAGCGTTAAGCTGGCCGTCGCGTCGTGGTCAGGTGGTACGTGAGTCGCCGTGGCACTAAGCGTCAGCGCGGGTAGGTCCTGCGCCCCCGTCGCCTGATACTCAGGCTTCGTGAACGTCGCCGTCCCCGCCATCAGGAGCGCGGCTAATACGAGTGTGGCCGTAGCGTTGTGTGGCGGTCCCGTGTGAGTAGCGGTCCCCGAAGCGGTCAGGGCCGGGAGCGTCAGACTTGCTGTGGCGTCATTTGTCCCAGACGAATACGTCGCTGCACCGGAGGCGGTCAGCGCAGGTAAGGTCAGGGCTGCGGTGGCGTTGTGCGTAGAACCTGCATCCGGCACAGCCAACTCGGCCCAACTGAACTGGGCGTGGGCCTGTGAGTTCTGAAGGGCCGTTATCTCAAAACGAAGTTTAAGCGCACCCGCATAGCCAGCCGTCGATACGTTATTGGCCTGGGCTTCACTTAGGGTTTGTTCAACCAGTGTGAAGGTGCCAGCAGGATTGACGTGCGACCACGGACCCGCGATGAGCGTGGTGCCGTCGTAGAGCGAAACCCGCATGGTGATGGCACGGTTGGTCGGGGTGCGGCGGTAGTGGTAGCTGACAACATGGCCGGTACCTACTGCCGGGTCGGTGACGCTGGAAAGGCCGACCTCGCAGTAGCCCACGCTATTGTCGTCGATGTAGTCCGTGTCGCTGGGTGTGACCTCGTCTAGTTCGCCATACAACGTCCCGCCAACCGCAGGGCTCCATCCCCCTGGGTTGCTGTCATCGTTATCTGGGCGGGCATACTGGGTCATGGATCAGTCCACCTTGAACCAATCTTCGGTGCCGTCTTTCGCACAATCTAATTGGAGCTGTCCGCCTTCGGGTGCCTGGAGTACGATGCGAAGTCGGGTTTCCCCGTCAACGCCAATCGTATGGTACGCATCCTGCACTTGAGCCCACGTCGCCGCACTCTCGGAACCGTCGTCATTCCGCCAACGGAAGCCCTCAAGCGTCTGCTCCAGGTCCGAAACCGTGACAGTAGGCGCAGGCACCGGAATGGATCGGGCGCGACGGATGAGGCCGAAGGGGTCGGTGGCGAGGGCTTGGATTTCACTGTCACTAAGGGCACGATCCCAAACATAAACCGTCCCCATGTCCCCAGAGAAGTTTTTGTCAATTTCATGATTCCAGTTACCGATAGCGGCGTTGGTGGTGGTCGTAGAAGCTGGCAACCCCGGAGGGCTCGCCCCAAAGGTTGCGTCAGGCGACCCCTGGTCTTTGCCATCTACGAAACACTCAATATCCGTTCCAGCCCAGCGGAACAAATAGAAGTGCCAATCATCCAGGAAAGAGTCAATTAACCACCCTTCCCAAAATTCCGACCCGGAGTTTTCCACCAAAAGGACGTAGCGAGCCGACCCAGAGTTATACATCGCAGCCGCCCAGCCATTAGCCGTCCCAGCCCCATTGGATTTGTCGATTACTCTAATAGACCCACCAGGCCAGGAACCAAACGCATTCGGCCGAACCCAAAAGGCTATTGTGGCCGCAGAGGTCCCAGACAAAGACAGCGGATCGGTAGACGGGATGGAGCCCAAACCTATCCGGTCATTTGTATCGTCACCACTGAATTGAACGGCTCGCCCCGAAGGGGTGTCTGTAATAGCTAACCCGGACAATGAATTATCTATCGTCAAAATACGTTGAAACTGGCTTATGTCTTCAAGGGTCCCACCGTCCTTAACATGGCTGCCCCAGAAAGGCACCCCCAGAATCAGGCCATCATGAAGTTTCCGATACTCCAGATCAACCAGCCCCGCCTGCACATCCCACTCAGCCGGTTTAATCCCATCATTCACCGCTGGCCGCAGGATACGGGTGGTTGGCTCAACCTTGGGGACCGGGATGGAGCGAGCCTGACGGAAGGGGCCGAAGGGGTCACTGGCAAGTTGATCGACAAAGACGGTAAGGGCGTCATTCGTTGGAAGACCTCTACCCAGAGCCACCCAATATACCGAGCCTTGCATCTCGTAGGTGTTGGCAGCCCTACGGAATACCCGCGCAACTCCAGACGGGACCGTTGTGCCAGCCGTGCCGGTGTTTCGGGACCGTGCCCCAGTTGTCAGGTTCCGGCACTCCAAAGTGAGAGCCCCTCCCTGACCGGCGGTTGACATCACAGCTAAAAGTATATCGCCAGCTACATAAAAACTTCCTGCGTTCTGGACCTGGTTGCCAAAAGCCCGAGCGAAGATGTTGCCAGTAGCTCCACGATCCATGCCAAGGTTATGTGTGAGGTCAAGACCAGACGACACAACCATTGAAGTAAGTTGAGTGGATGGCGACCACAAAGCAGCGATGAAAAAATCATCATCGCCTACGATGTCCGTGAGGGTTTGATCTAGGTCAACTTCCGAGCCAATAGCGTCTGCCGTAAGTCGCCGCCCCATTCCATCCTGATCCCAAATAGGTGCCGCCCCGTCACCCGTATTGAATGTGGTAATGATACCACGGGCCACATCAACAGGCTTTCCTACTCCCTCCCAGAATGGGAGAAAGGCACCGATATCTTCCCAGAACCAACCCCATTCCTTTCCCACTAGCCCCGCCTGCACGTCCCAAGGGGCTGGCTTAATCAGATCCACTGGCCCCGGTCTGAGGATGCGCGTCTGTGGTGCCTGATACTTGACCGGGAACACCCTGGCGCGGGTGATCGGGCCGAAGGGGTTTTCATAAAGAAGTAGGGCCTCACTATCTGTTAGCGGCTTATCATAAAACCGGACATAAGACATCTTGCCCCGGAACTCCAGGGTGGACGCACTCCCGGTGCGGAACCCTAATTGTAAGGTAGCAGTTCCGGGTATGTCATCTGCAAAAGCGGTGGTGTTTTTGAGGACCCCATTGATGTAGATTTTTGCCGCCCCGGTCCCATAGTCCCAGGTAGAAACGATGTGATACCAATTACCAATGGCAACACCGAATGCAGACGTTACATCAGAAGCCCCCTGGAAGAACTCGTTATGAATACTGTTTGGATCTACCCATCTAAGATGAAGCTCAAAAGCGTCTCCAGAGCCTAAAAGTCTCTGGCGGGAGGAATTTCGGTGAAGATACAAAACCTCACACGAACCTTGTTGATCCGGCGTGTAGCTGGGAATATCCACCGTGTAGGCTGTCCCCGAAATATCCCGGAAATCCAAGCAACACCCGTAAGGTCCGGTGTCCCACAATGGAACATTAGCCCCGAACACCCCATCTTCTTTGGCATAGCCAGTATCGAAGCACTTCTTTCCGCCAGCCTCCCACATCATCCACTCATTACGAATGTGGTATCGGAGTTCACGAAAAGCAGGGCTCACAAGAGCCGCCTGAACGTCCCAAGGTGCCGGTTTGATGCGATCTATGCTCATCGCCGCACCCACCTTCGTTCACCAGGCAGGGGCGCGCGAGCTACGGGGATGGTGCGGACTCGGCGGAAAGGGCCGAAGGGATCGGCACTGAGAGCCGAAACCTCCTCCACCGTAAGGCAGTATTTTACTTCAGCACCGTAGACGAAGAAATTCCTACCATCTTTTGCATCATCCGTTGCGGTCGCATTGAAGCGAGTTGTTGCCGTCGAAGAACCACACGAGTCGTCGATCTCGAAAAGCAACTTGCCGTCGCACCAGACTTCGCCTGTGTTCGTTCCAGGTATTACCGAAGGCCCATAACGAAAGACGAGGAGGTGGTAGTCTGTGTCTCCAGGCAACCCTGTCGCCCCATAGGAAGCAACGCCGTCCACTTGCAGGCCAAGGTCTTGTTCTCCCACATCCCACCAAAACTGCATTATGTCTGGAGACGTTTTCCCCCAGATGCCACAGTCCTGAGAAAGGGTTGTGTGGCGAACGAGAGCTATGACACTAAAGCCATACTGATGATGCCTAGAAGTAGCAAGCCTCACAACTTTTGATGTCCCATCCGACGCCCCCCACGCCTCCCCATACGGAGCCTGTTCAATGTCGGGTGGCACAACAATCGTCCCGATATTAGGATGGGTAACGACCACTCCATCATAACTTACGGCTACGGCATGAAGTTCAGACAGGAACCGCCGCCATTCAGGAGGTGCCAGCGCAGGGCGCACATTCAAGTGCGCAGGCTTGATAAGGTCCACCACTGGGCGCGACAGGCGGCGGGTTGTGCCGTAGGGGTGGAAGATGGGGACAGCAGCATAAGCCATTGCCATTCTGGCAGTGTTACTAGCTGCCTGACTCCAGCCAAAAGACGTAGATTGACTTGTTGCCACCCAATAAGCAGATCCTGCATATTCCCCACTAGCCGTCTCAGAAGTTGTCAGGGGGTTTTGTCCAGCGTCGTGCGTGTGAACATTCTCAGTAGACACAACAGCAACGACTAGATCGCCAGGTCTGGACTCACAGGATATATCAGGGGATGCGCTCCATCCAGGAGCTTTCGTTAACAACCTTCGCGGGGCCGCAAGTTCCACACCACCGACACCTAGAACAATCAGACGGCGACTACCGCCTGAAGAATTAACAACAGTCAGGTTGTAGGCCCCAGGTTCCGGCTGAATCTTGTCGAACCACGTTATGCCACCAACATTCTGATCGTTCCGGTCATCTTGGTAGGAGATGACCGCACCATCCCACCGAACTTCTGTAGGAGGAGTTTGAGACCCAATTACCAACACAACAAGTACCTCATCGTCACGAGTGACAATGAGCGCAACATCGTCCGCCCACTCGCTTCCTGTCCAAGCGAATGTAATGATCTCCGACGTTATTAGACGCACACTTGCCACGGCTCCCTCCTTTCACCCAGAGGGGCCGTTAGGCGCTGATCCCGTCCTTGCGAGCCCAGACGTTGACCGTGAACGTATCCGTCGCACCGGAGCCCTTGAACATCAACTTGAAATGAGCCCAGCCGGTGACAAAAAATGGCTTCGAGTCCGGGTCGTCCGCATAGGGTACCGTGAACGTCTGACTCGGCATGGTCGGATACGTCACGCCAGCATCGTGCGACGGGAACACACCGACAACTAGATCATCCGTGGTACCGTTCGTATCCGAGTCAACGTGAAGCTGACATCCTTCGCCAGGGTTCAGGCTGACCATCGAGCTATCATCGCCCCATGCTGTCCCGGTGACAGATGCGGCATCGCTGATCTTACTTCCTGGGGAGGCTTCCCAACCACTCATAATAATCTCCTCTCAATTAGGCCGGAGTGATCCGCACACCGGCATGGTCCCAGGAAGCGGCCTTGGCGTCATACTCGGCCAGAAGGATCGCCTGCATCGCGGCCCAGCCCTTGCGGGCCTCCGCCACGATACCAGCCGTTTCATCCGGCCAGTCGGAATTGATGCCGAAGGTATGGACGCGATAAACCATCGTCCCGGCGTCGAACTCGTCCTTCTCGGCCTGGGTCACGGGATTCGGGCCGATGGAGCTTTCCGCTGGCAAGTCTGCCGAAGGCGAAAGCACCACGTTCTCGGTAGTGGTGGGATCTGTTTTGATGGACCCCGGTGGTACGTCGTACATGAGTAGGACGCTGACCCGCCCGTTGGCTTTGGTCAGGCCCATAATTGCGTCGGCCATGAGGTTCCTCCCTCGGCTTAGGACTCAGGCATGGTGACGGTGAAGGCGGTGATGGTGACAACGCCGCCAGCGACGATTGAAGAGTCGTCGAAGCTCAGGTCGCCGGTGCCTTGTCCACAGGAACCGTCCAGACGATACGTGTCGCCCGTATCCCTCATGCGGAACCATGTGGTCGTACCCGACGCATCGGCACTTGAGTCCTGCCACGTCCCGGCCTTTGCCACAGCACCCGCAGCCGAAGCGCCGAACGCAGTCGCCGGAAGGTCGATGCTCGCAAGCACCGACCCAGACGCGGCGGTATCGGCGTCCGCAGGCTGGGTGCCGTCGCGGATCTCCAGTACGCCGCTGTCGAAGTAACCTGCAAACGTGTCAGCAAGCCCGTCCACGACACTGGTGTCTACTCTTACAGTCATGATATTTCTCCTAGCATTTGGTTGGACCCAGTAGGGGTCGTCTCAATCTACACCCGTCTCGCGGCCAACAGAAGCAAGTCGTGTGTGGGGTTACTTGTCCTCCAGGGTCGCGGGATGCGGGTTGCCCTCCCACTTCCTGACTCCAGGTACCGCGTTGATGAGGTTCTGACCTTGATAAACGCCACCCATGCCTCCGATCATGAGAAAAAACAGCGTCGTGATGTCTGTGAATTCTTTTCCAGTGAGACTCCCATCAAATAGAGCCCAGACCATCAGAAGCTCTACGATCATCAGCAGGCCGGAGCACCAGACAACAATACTGTACCCCCGTCCGCCAATATTCTTGGTTGTTGCCAACATCAGAATGCCCCCCCGCCTCGATTCAGTCTCGCCTCTAAGCGATCGAACCTGGAGTTCATTTCGGCCCGCATTTCTGTAACGCTCTCCCTCACGTCATCCTCCACCCGCCGCGACCATTCAAGGGCGTCGGAAGAGGTGAAACGATTCCCTTGGATCACGGCGACATTGGTTTTCAATTCACCGATGTCCTCCCCGTGACCTACGACGGTCGTACTGGCCAACCCGATCACCACGATTGCCACCGCCAGAAGAAAGGCGTTCAGTCCCGCCAACACCTTCGTCAACGTGGTCCCGTTAATCGTGAGGCCATGCCCGTTGCCGTTCTTCATTATGACTCACTCCCCTATTGGTCGCCTCTCGTGACACCCCCACCCTTGAACATCATCATCCAAATGACCCCACCGAGAATGATTAAGATTACTACCGCCAGTACGATTTTCGTGGCCGTCATGTGATCCTCCTAAACGGTGTAGCCTTCGGCACCCGCGAGGGCACGAAATTCTCCCTCAGCCTGAACCATACGCTTAAAGTGATGCTCCGACTCTCGAATCTTCTTGTGGATCTCTGTCAGAAGCCTGTCACCTGTCCGAAGTTGGTCGTCGAGGTGCTCGAACTTCATAGAAAGAGTGTCCGCCGACTCCTCCATTTCACTCAATCCCAACAGCATTCGAGTCCGGGCGAGTTGTTGGCACATTTCGTTAGCCTTCTCTTGAAAGGGCTTCATCGCCGTCCTCAATGAAGCCTTCGTGCAGACGGTGGGGGTGCTTAGTTCATCCAAAAAATCTTGAGTTTCGGGCACGGTTGACATGGGACCTCCTAAAGGGTTTCGTCAACATCGTAACTGGTGTACTCCAACTCCACATACGCAAACCTGCTGTTCGTATTGACAGAATCGGCATCGCAGTTGATGTAGAAATAATAATGGTAGTCGGGGTTCCTGACGTGAGAAATGTTATCGTAATCTGTGTTCCAGCCCGTAGAACCACTCCCGCCCGCCAAATATGTCTCAGCCCCCGTGTCCGTGGCATAATGAAAAGACCAAGCGGAAACACTACTCGAATTAAGCTCATACAACCGACACGACGCCTTGGTAATCAAAACTCCGGGGGGTAACTCTATGCCAACATATCCCGTGGTAACGGTATCAGCCGACATGGGATGGGTGTATCCGGCGGTACTCGCCCACGTCCCCGTGGAATTCCCCCGCCGCACCACTCCCGTACAGGCTATCCTGAGTACCTTGCTGACCTCTCCTCCAGGACGCCGAATCTTCGCCTCAATAATCGGCCCCATCACACCACCCGAGTCCGCAGCGCCGACCTTGACCCAAGCGACGTGCTCAAAGTCGGTAGCGTCTTTGGTCGTGTTTACATAGCCCTCGCGTCCACTGACCGTCGCGTCGTAAACGCCCGTAGTTGGAGCACTCGGCTCTGCGTCAATCGAGCAGGTCAGATAGATGTTGGCCGCATCTTCGTCAGCCACCACCGTCGCCCAGACCGAACCGTCATCCTCAATGTTTATTTCTATGCTTTGGATCTCAGCGGTCAGGTCTGCGTCAAAGGTCCAGCCACCCTCCGTTGTTATGTTGGTGCCACTGTGATCTTTGTAGACAATTTCGTATTTAAGCCCGGCCTGATGTTTCTGCAAAAGGTCTACGTCTTCGTAGAAACGAAGCGTAGCGTCCACACCAATAGTGTCTGGGCTATAATCCCACCCGACGTCCGTGAAAGAACCAAAGTCCCCCGCGCCCGTCTTCTTGGCGTACTTGACCGTCTGAACGATCAAGCCTGGATCGCTGATGGTGATATACATGCGACCCGTCGTTGCCGTGGGTTGCGAAGGGGTCAGCTTCACCTCAATCGGCAACTTTTCAGTGCCCCCACGGATCTCCACGAACTGAGTAACGGGACCGGCCTCGGGCGAACTTTCATTATTGTAGCCTATGATCTTTGCAATAATCATGTCACCCTGATTGCCCGTGATACTGGTCTGAATCGTACCTTGGTTCGCGTTGATGCTCCCATCATTTGAACCGCTGGTTGGATCGCCTGGCGCGATCCCGCTAGACGTGACCGTGACGTAGATGTTCTCGCAGTCTTCGTCACCCCGGACATGGAGGTTGATTGTATTATCGGAGTCATAACTGAACGTGCACGAATGGATCTCGGCTTCCTTATCAGCATCGAACTCACAAAGGCCCATGATCCACTTGTCGGTCCCGCTGACCGCATAGCGAACGGCCCAATAAACCCTCACGGAATGGCCTGGAATAATTAGACCCGTGTACGTCTTCGAGTACGTGTACGGCGCACCGCTGTCGTACACATCCCAGGACGTCGGGTCGTCGTTGACGTTGTCGTAACCAATCGCCGGATTGGCGCTCGATCGGTCGAATGCCGTCGCGGTGACACCACCCCCGGCATGTTCGACTGTCAGCGTGACGGTCGCATTGTTCCCACTCTGGGTTGGGATCGCGAGTACAGTTGGAATCTCCGTCTCGCTTCGGATATACTTGCCCGTCCAATCCTCAGCCGAGGCGGTCCCGGTGGCCCCTGTCGCACTGTACGCCCTGGCCCTGATGTAGATTGTTTCCCCTGCGGTCAGGTTCGAGTCGATGATGGTCAGTCCGGTTCGCCCGTTCACGGACGTTCCACCGCCATCCAAGTTCGCCTCGGTCGGCATGGACGACGTGCTTGTGATGTACTTCATACTCGCCGTGTCTTCGTCACCTTGCCATGCGAAGAAGCAATCGCCCTCGTTCACGGCTTCTGCAAGCGAGCAATTCACGAGCATCGGGATCACGTCGATGTCGAACGAATGGGATCCGGTGATCCACGTATTGCCATCCCCAATGTCGTACCGGACGCCCCAATGAACGACCGTCCCGTGCTTCTCCTCGATCGCCGGGTTCGTGGAAGTGTCGTAGGGTGACGAATTGTCGTATCCAGACCAGTTTACCGGGTCGGCGTCGGGCGAAAGACCCGTCTCGAAAGACGTAGCGTTCATCTTCGAGTCGGGATCTTCGATATTGAGAGTCAACGTGCCCGTAGCTCCGGTCTGGGTAGCGACCACCTGAACCGTGGGCATCAACGTGGAGTCACGTCGGATCGTACCCAACCAATCCTCCGCTGACTCCGTGCCCGTGGCTCCAGTGCTGGTATAGCCCCGGACCCGGACGTACATGATTTGATTCAGAGTGAGCGTACCTAAAAGCTCCTCGCTGCCGTTCCGCCCATTGGCCGAGGTCCCGCCCGACACATCTGCGGGCATGGAGGATGTGGACACCAGATACTTGATGGACGCCAGGTCTTCGTCACCAATCCACGCAAGCTGGGCCTGAGAGAGGGTGAGGGAGAGTCCGCAAACTACGGATGGGATCGTGTCCAAGTCAAAGGTATGACTGAAGTAGATATACCTGTTGGCGCTCTCCTCATCCGTCCATTCGATCCGAATGCCTATCTCTGAGTTGTGCTTCTCTTCGATCGTTACGGTTTGGGAACGGGTCAGGTCCTCGTTTACTCCGATGGTCCCGCTACCACCTGTCAAGTCTGTCCAGGAACTCCAGGCCGCGTCCCCCTGTTTCGTCCGCTTCTCTATGTCCGTGACCTTCAGGTACTCATCCCGGATCGTCAGACTGAGCGTGGCCGTAGAACCCGACTGACTGGGGACTACGAACACCTTCGGCGTCAGTGGATCGGTTGACGTGTCCTCGTCAAAGTAGTTCCCGATGAACTGCACAATCGACCCTTCGGTGCCCCCTCCAGTCACCGCAGAGTACGGAAACGCGGAATAGTAAATCGTGTCCCCGCTGGAAGCGGTTAGAAGCGTACCCACATCGGAAGCTGTGAGGTTCTGACCATCGTCCGCGCCAGCGGCTCTGACAGTTGTGGCACTGGGGAACGCCGAAGTAGAGGCCGCGACTTTCCAGCTTGCCGTATCCTCATCACCGAACAGGTCACAAGAGGCGTTACCATTCGAGTAGACTACGGAGGTGCCCATACCACTAGGCATAATGTTCAAGTCGAACGTGTGGGATCCGGTGATCCACTTCACCCCGGCACCACGGTTGTACGCCACTCCCCAGGCGATGAAGCTCGTGTGAGCCTCAACCAAAGTGACGTCATAATCAAGATCGTAGGGTGACGAATTGTCGTACCCGGTCCAGTTCACCGGGTCAGCGTCCAGCGCAAAATCACCACCCCCGGACTGGGCCTCATAGGAGGTGGCGACAAGAACGCTGTCGGGGTCATAAACCACAAGATCCAACGTCCCCGTGGATCCGCTCTGTGAAGCGTAGGGCTGAACGGTAGGAACCTGAGAACTCAGTAGATTCGTGACCTGCCCGAACCAGTCCTCTGTCGAAGCGTCCCCACCTCCAGCGGAACCGCCTGTTGCGTTGTAGCCCCGAACGCGGACGTAAAGGGTCGCGTCGTCGGCCAAGCTGGATTCGATTTCTGTGCTTGTGGAGCGTCCGTTAATCACCGTCCCGCCCGTCACGTCGGTAGGCATAGAGGTGGTGGAAGTTTTGTATTGAACGGACTTCAGGTCCTCGCGCCCGTTGATTGACAGGTAAACGGACCCACCCGCGTTCACATGAAGGGCACCAAAGACAACAGGAATTTTGTCTAGGTCGTAAACATTCGACCCCTGGACATAGACCGTACCGTTGCCATCGTCCAGGTCGTAGCCCACCGCCCAGGCGATAAGGCTGTTGTGGTCCTCGCCCAGGTTGACCGTCTCGGTGAGGTTGTAGGGCTGCGAAGTGTCCCGGTTCCAAGTCAAGTCTGTGGGGTCGTCGAAGTCCTCGCCATCCCAGTTCTCCACCGCCTTAAATGCTGTCTCGACCACAAAGCCCTTGGGGTCATTGATGACCAGGTAAATGTTTCCTACCGACCCCACTTGACCGAGGTACACCTGAACGGTCGGAATCACGGTGTCGAAGAATGGGTAGATCGTGAAGCGCATCGCTACCGATTTCATGGATGCGTTCTGTGTCGTATCGTCCGTCGCAGAAGTCCGCAGGAACACACACTCCACATTCAGGCATTCGGTCGGAGCGATCGTATAGCTGGTCATGTACTGGGGAACGAAGGTGTTCCCAGAGTATTCACCGGAGGTGGCGTCATTCCACGAGATCGCATCCCACGACTCAGAGCCGATGTTGGTTTTCTTAACCCGGAAGCGCCAAGACAAGGTGTCCGTTTCGATGGCCTGCGGCGTGATTACGGGGGTGTAGTCGGGCTCAATGTCGTAAGTGCAATACCCACTCGGCCAAGAGTTTCCATCGACGTAGACGCGGCCAGGGTCGTCCGTGGGACGATACATATTCTCTTCGGCGTCCACGCAGTTGAAGACGATGACCTTGCGGGTACCGCCCTCTGCCGGTTTTGTTACTTCAACGTCCTCCACATACGGGTCTGACGTGAGGCCAGAGGTCGTGTACCCAGACGGCCACGACGGATCCCCCGCGCCCTCATCAATAACGGCATACCCGAAGTTCACCTGAGCGCCGTCGTCAGTGGCTACGAACCTGACCCCTTCCTTTCCCACCGTGTCTGGGATGTAGGGGAACCAGACGACCCTTGGAAGGTTGTCCTTCTCGTGATAGGTGTGCCGGAGAATGGTCAGGTTGCTCTCGCCCTGCGTACAGGCTTCGTCTAAGTAGTAGACAATACCGACGTACCGTACTTCCCCGTCCCCCGTAAAGGTATGAATGTTCGTGCCCCCCTCGGGGGCACCGTCAGACAAGAGGATGGACCCGGTCGTGACCACGTCGTTCTTACTGGGGGCAGTGTCGGAGTCTAAGTATTTGCACCCCAGGCCAAGCTCCCATCCCGGATGCAGGTAGAGGTCGCCGTCATCTTCGTCCAGGTAAGGGAAGCCGTATCCAATTCCAGCCGTAATCTGTTCCTGCACCACCGGAGCCGCCACGTAGATGTCGTAAACCGACGTGCCGTCTGGGGTGATGTCCCAGCTTGAAGTGACTGTTAGTTGTGTGGCGGTGTTGCTCGCGATCTCCCGAATCGGATCGTCTGCATCGGCCCCAGTCCCGGATATGATCTCCGCAACGCAGCCGTCCCATTCATCCACAACCCACGCCTTGGTCGTGTCGTTTAAGGTGGTAGGGCTATTACTGCCAGAGGAAGTGCCGTTTTCAAGGTGGTCGTCGGCGCGAATCCCCGCACCGCTCAAGAGGACCGGCCTCACTTCGACCATGCCTATCCTGGATGCCCGGAAGGTGATCTTCCTGGTGCGCGAAATACCCAACTCGGTCCAAGCGGTCCAGATCAAAGTATTCGGATTCTGGTATCGGAAGTCCACCACAACCGACCAATTCGCGTACTGCCACTCGGGCTGATCCCAGTCCACCACAACCAAGGGCTGCTCGCCATCCAACTCAACGTAGTGGTCGATTAAGACGCCACTAACATGAGGCGGAACCCCGTGAGGCGGCGTGAGCGTGGACGAAATGTCTACGGAATCGAAGTCGTCAGTCGGGTAGTCGAGGTAAACATGATCCCTCGTAAGCTCACAAGCCAGCGTGTACGTCGCCTGTCCGCCGTCCTCTATACGTGCAACGCGGGCCGTCTCATTGGAGATCCCGCTGATGTCATGATTGATGAGGACGTGATCCCCGACCTCCAGCACCAAGCCCTCGATATTGAGGTCACTGATGATGAACTCGAAGTTGTGGTCCAACTCCCTACGAAGCTCGTACCACCCGTTCCGAACGGCTTGCTGCCACTCGGTGGTGGCGTTCATCGCCACCGTTTTCTCGTTCAGGCCGAACTTGTCAAAGTGGTACTTTCCTGGTGTCTGGTCATCCTCATAGGTGTCCGGGATCGGAACCGAAGCGTTCCTGCCTTGATCCTTTGTAGACTGCCAGGTCGCGATTATCTGGTTGGTGAGTTCATGGAGGGCCTTCTTGTGCCGTACCTGGATCACTCCCACGTTGTCTGTGGTAAGCTCCAGGGCGTAGATCGCGAAGGTCCCGCCGACGCTTGGGGTTGGGCTGAAGGCCGAAGAGACTGTGAAGGTGTTCTTCGTGTTCGAGGCGATGGTCCTTACTTGCCCAGAGCCCGTCCCCGTCAGGATCTTGACCCTCATCCCAGTGAGAAGCCCGCTTACCCCACCGTCAGGCCAAGTCGAGTCTACTAGGCCGGTCCTAGTGCTCTCCGTAATCACCGTGGAGGTGGCCCCGGTGATCGTGCCCTTCCCTCCAGTGGGGGCGTCTAGCACAATGCCGACCTTGCCGTCCTTCGCCACCAGCGTTCCACGACAGGCGTGGAGAAGCATCTTCAACACTTCACCGCGCTTGCCGGACTTCACATAGAGGTCTGAACGGTACCGCTCAACATTGATGGAGTTGTTGTCAAAATCGTAAACACCAATCGTGTCCTCAGCGTAGTCGCCCCAATCGATAAAAGAACCAAAATCCACCGCGTTTGCGGATAGGCCAGCAGACCAACGGTCGCTGGTGTCCTCTCGGTAGGGTGCTATTAAAACGTCGAGGATTTGCCACACCGGATTCCTTGAAAACTCATACGCGCCACTGACAGGGTTACTCCCCGAGTAGACGTACTTCCGAACCTTCTTCCCCTTATACATACACTGGACATCGGGTACCTGTGTGCTCCAGTAGCGAGTTCTGCGTATAAGGGAGACAGCCCCGCCTGGGATAAAGGTCCAAGCGCCAAAGTCTTGCGGGAGGGTTTCCCACACGGTGTTTGTTACCTGGGGAGTCAGTTCATAACCTTCGGGTAGCTCCATAATGAAATACCCGACGTTACGAAGTGCGCTAAACCCTGGGATTGCCTTGTTTCTGTCCCACTTCGGAAAGAAGTCCGCCGGTACCTGAGACGTGGTCCCAGTTAGAATCTCGAACTTATCTTCCCAGCCCTGATTCACGTAATACTTGCTTGCCCGGATCTCCGCACCATCGAGAAGTACGTTGGCCTCGACGTCTTCGAGGCCAGTATCAAGGGGGCCTTCACCAATCACACAGACGGCGAACGGCCCGTCGCGATCCGTGCCCCATGAGGCCCAGTCCTTTGTGCCACCCCCGGCCCTAGAGTGGACTCCCACGATCATCGGCGTGGTCCAGCGTGTGCCGTAGGGGATCGGGACGATGTGCCCAACCACGCCCTCCATTTGGGCAACGGTTCCCTGCTTTGGCTCGGCCCTACCAAACTGCTCCCGGAAATAGTCCATACCACCGAACTTGTCCTGCTGTCGGGAGGAGTCTGCAAACTTCCAGCGACGCCCACACTCGCGGATCGTGTCCCTGGGGCACCCCTGATAAATGATTTTGTCACCAGCAACCAGGGTACCGCTCCAGATAAGCGTTGAGTTTAACTTGATCTGCCCGTTGGCTAGGTCCGCCTCAATCACCCGAAGGTCCGTGTAGACCGGGCTCCCGCCGCGCACGATTTTGACGAAGTTGGACGGATAATCAGATGGCTCAAGAGCAACACCAGCCTGCCCTGTCTCAGCCGAACCTGTAATGGGAATCCATGTTGACTGGGTGTAGGCACCACCTGTCGTGACCGTGGCTGATTCGACGTACCCGCAGTTCGAGTCCACGTCACCGAAGTCCCAACCACAGTGGTTCGTCACGACGCGACCGACGCTGCCACCCTTCGCCATCCGTGCGTCGGCCATGACGTTCAGCGTCAGCACCTCAGCGTTGACTTCTGGCCTGAAGATCGTCCCGCTGAAGAGGGCTACTGGCCCCTCGAACGTGGTGTAGGCGGCGTTTGTGGCGAAATACTGGCTTACCTCCGCCGTGGCCCCGTCAAAGTCGTTCGTGTTGTGGTAGGAAGAGTATGCCCAGTCGGCGTTGGCGAACCTCAGAACGATGTGGTCTATTCCCTCCTGAGCACTAACGACAATACGCGGGAGTTCCAGCAGGTCGCCCTGGTATGCCTGGCTTGAGATTGTCACCGCAGCGGTGGCCGCGTAGATCACGGTGGCGCTCGCATCGACCAGGGTGAGCTTAACGACCGTTACGGGTCGACTCTGGTCGGCGTCCAGAATGGCCTGGATGGCGCTGCTGACCGATCTCATCTACAAAACCTCGATTAACTGAAGGCCGATCTTCTCTGCCTCGAACAGGAACGTCTCTCGATCCATCATGGGTATGTCGTACCTACAAGTGAACTCCTCCTCGCTCAGGTACTCAAAATAACTGAAGGTGTAAAGTTGACCCTCCTGCGCTAGGAAGTGGTTCCAAAGCGTGTTCGCGTCTGTGGGGGTCAGGTTGTCAAAGACGATATTGAAACTCAGCCGCTTCGGGATCTTCGCCGTCCTCTTCTCTTTGCCACCCCAGGAGGTGTTGATGATCGTTCCAAAATCAACAGACCCCTCGTAAGAATAATCGGCCTCTACCGCGTCTACACCATCGGGCAGGTCCACGGCGTCGGGGGTCGACGGAAAGTCGTCTTGAGCGGAAAACGGATTGCTTCCTGGATTATAGTCTACGGCCATCTGTCTCTCCTACGCTGGCTGGAAGGCTCCATATGCCTGCCCGCCCGTTGCTCTGTCCTCTCTCGCGATCACGGCAATCTGCCTACCGAACGCGACCGGGTTCCTTGCGATCGTTTGCTCGAAGCTCGCCGCGTCCATGGCGTTGATCGTCACATACCAGGAGCGTTTGTCTCCGTAGGCTCCGGGACTGAACTGCGGATAATTGATCGCGCCACCACCCCCACCGCTCCCACCACCACCACCCTGCGCTGCTGACTTCATTCTTCCGCCGATAGCTTTCGCAAACGTCTTTAGCAGGATGCCGCCAGCGATGAGTGCTACCGCCGTAGCGGGGTTCGTCACGTCCTTGAACAATTCCTGAATGACCTTCGCTGCGATGCCCATTTGGATCATAGCATCACCCATGACGTTCAGCATCGCTGAGAACAACTGACCCATGGCCTGGCCAAGACTTATCCCCAGTTCGGGAGAGATCATCGAAGCCAGAGCATCAGAGATCGCATCGGCCCCTTGCTTTATCACCATCCTCATCACCTGCTCAAGGGCCTGACTCATGTCCTCGGGCTTCAGCGACTCGATCGCACCATTGATACCTCGCAGGATCCCCTCGAACGCCTTTTTCATTTCAGGCGTAAGAGAATCCTCCAGGGTTCGCATCATCTCGATCAACTCGTCCCTCAAGGCGGTCAACGCAGTCGTAGCCGCACCCGGTTCCATACCCAATTCAATCTTGAGCTTCAGTTCCGTAAAGCGTTCTGCGAACTCCCCGGTAAGCTCCGAGTCAATCCCGTCCATGAAGCTCTGCATATTGGAAACCACAGGACTGAGCATCAGGCCGATTTGCTGCATGACGGGCGAGTCCATCAACAGAAATCCCTCTCTCCACCGTTCCACCATTTCCTTCATGGCCGACGCCTGCTCTCGAGCAGCACTTCTCGAAATCAACCCCATATCGAACTTGGCCTTGAGGACGTCGAACTCAGCAATCATCGGCTTGAAGTTGTCTCTCCAGAATTTGAGATACTCCGCGAGTGGGTCCGTTTCGTCACCGCCCACAACCTTATCTCCCGTGGAGGTGGTCGGTGCCTCCATCGCCTTGCGGATCTCTTCCGCCTCTTTAGCCATAATGCCCGAGGCTTCCTGGAACTTGCCAGCCAACTCACCTACAAGCTGCCCCCGTCGCCTAACGAGGTTGTCGAACTCTTCGCCATAGAAGAAGTCAAAAGCCGCCCTTCCGCTCCTCGTCCCCTTGATCTTCTCAAGCTCTGCCAGTCGCGAGCCTACCACGTCGAGCCTCATAACAAGCTCTCTCGCTTCAGCCGCAACGGAACTTGGTAGGTGCGGGACGACCGCCCGCGCCCCGGTCATGCGGGCTTTAAGTTGTTCGGGATCCCCTGCACCTTCTATCAGTCCCATGGCCATGCTAGTTATGGTTAGGGCCTGGTTGGCGCGAGTCTGGGCGTCCACGAGGCCGATACTCCTGTCCATGAGCCTGTTCGTGCGAGCAAGCTCATCGGCAAACTCGCTCTGACGCATAGTCACAAGACGAAGCGCATCTCTCTGGTTTTGCCACCGCACATAGAGGAGTCCCGCCAACGCCATCACGAGCCCCGCCGCAATAATCCAAGGATTCATCGACCTGAGCACCATCGCCAGAAGGCCGACTTCCGCCGTCTTCGCCGCCGCAGCCAGCGCGATAAACTTCGCTGCCAGGGCACGGCCAACAAGAAAACCGAGGAGTGTGCCTACGGCGACGTTTAACCCACCGATGGCCTGCGTGAACTTGTTTACAGCGACAAAGGCGCTCCATACGCTTTTGGTCATTTGAACAAGCTCGTCACCGATAAGCATGACCTTGTCCTGTAATTCACGCAGCCTCTCCGGGCTTTCCCGTAGCAGCATCAGCCAGTCCATGATGGCCTGTGACGTCTCTCGCAAGGGGACCATCAGGGCCTCACCGAGGTCGGCCATAATCACAAAGTAAGCGTCCTTGATGTTCGAGATTACACCGATAACGGTGGTGGCCGACTCTTTGGCAAAACCCTCGAACTTCTCTTGGATCATCTGGAACAGAGCCTCGGACCTGGACCCCAGTTCAGCGGCAAGTGCCTTGAACTCCATGGGGTTGATGGCGAGCGTGGGGAGCGAGCGAGTGATCGCTGTCGGAGAGCCCGCGATCACCTTACCAATGACCTCCGAAACCTCTTGGAAGGTTCTGCCAGAGACGGCAGCCAAGTCCGTCATAAGGGGGATCGTGCGTTCACTAATCTCCACATTAAACGCCTGGAGCGTAGTCAGTCCTTGAAAAAGGTCGGGAAGCTCCAGCGGCGTTTCAATGGCTACTATCTTCAAAAGTTCGAGCCGTTCGGCAGCAAGGGTCGCGTTTCCGCTCAGAACCACAAGCTGCTTGTTCCATAGCTCCATTTGCATCGGAGCCTTGGCGAGGGTGGTAGTAAACTCCCTCACCGCCCGAGTAATCGTGCTGATTATCAAGAACGCCGTCATGATCCTGACCATACGCATGAACAGCATTCGGAATCGGTCCAGGACGTTGCCCGCTCCGCTGACCTTGGTACCGAACCTGTCTGTACGTTGACCTGCATTCTCGACCTGTTTTCCGTATTGCCTCGCCCCAGTGGTGGCCTTACGGACTTCGTTGTTAAACCCCTTCATTCCTTGAGTGGCCTTCTGGAAAGGACCTCCGGTAAAGGCAGCTTTCACCTTACCCACCGACATGGCCAACCGATCCAGGGCAGTGGCCTTCGCCGTAATCATCTTCGCGGTGGAGCCACCCAGCTTGATGATAATGTCGGTCTGTGGCATCGGTAGCTCCTAAAAAAGCGTGATGTCCATACGGTGAGTGGAGTGAGAAGCGTCCCCCACCTTCATAGCCTTCGCCCAAAAACCGAAGATGGCGTCAGACGTTTGCTTCGTGTAGCCGACAGGATTCCTCGGAGGGATCTCAGAATCAGGTGCCTCTGACTTGAGAGCCTCCCTGATTCCTTTCATCTCCGAACCCATAACCTCGGTGCCATAATTGAGCGAAATGCACTGCCTGGCCTTCTTTGTCGTCCCGCCCACACGAACCGATATGGCGTCAGCAAGCCAGCCTCCGATATGGTCATAAGTGTAACCAGTCTCATAGAAGGGTCGGGTACTGGAGATGCCGTTTTTTTCACGGATCATCAGGGTTGCTTTAGAGAGAGGCGTCATCGGTGTGCCAGCAACCCAGGTGGGAGCGCCTTCTGGCATTTTCCCTGAAGCGTTGCGCCCCGCGTTGATGTTTTTCCTGATCCCTTGGGCTACTTTGTCTGCTGAAAGCTGAAGGAGGGTCTTCGTTCCCCGATGGGCTATGGCGATCGACCTAACCGCGACTGCGAATGGATCCGCTTCCATCGTGGGGCTCCCGCTTCTTCCTTCGCTCCTCAAGCCAGTCGTCTACCACTTTTTTTGCCTCAGAGACGGCAATGTAGCATGAGCAATAAATAGCTGGCTGCTCCAACCACGCTTTGTCGTTGTAGAAGAAGCGAGGCTGCATCCCTGATATGTCCATTGAGATTTGTTCGATCACCGCCCTGGCCCACGGGGGCGTCGGAAACGATGCTGGACAAAACGGAACCGTCCTCTTCTTCTCACCTCTTCTTACCTTCAAGAATGCCCTGGGGTGAACTGACACCCCAGGGCGGTTTAGTTCGGAGAACACCGCCTCGGTGAACTCCGTTAATAGTGGAAGCATCTCTGCCTTGCTCTCAATCTGTACTTCGTGCTTCCCGTCCGCAAGGGTTAAGGGGAATGAATCTGGATCATCCAAGCAGATCCGACTTGTCGCTACTCCATCCAGTGGACAACCTTCGCACTTCCCTTCCTCACTCGACGCCAGGAAGTACGCCGTAGCTGCCCACTTTAGGAGTTTTTTGCGTCCACCTCTAGTTCTGCGGTACCCAACACATGGCTGTCCACTTCTTCCGTGATGTCGGTCGGAATGTTATCCATGATTGCCAGGACCATCGCGGCATCCTCGATCGGAACGTCAGTCGGGAGAACCTCTCCATTAAACGTAAGACGTAGGCCAAGGATCAGGTGAATGCTTTGTATCGTGCTGCCATAAAGCCTTACAAGGTCCGGCACCTCTTTGGCCCTCTTCCCCTTCCCTACCGTCCTTGTCATGAGCATAGACTGTTGGCGAGTCAGACGCTTCTTGAATACGAAACGAATCTCAAAAGGATCGCCGTCAGTGTCCGTACCCGTGACCGTCATGGGCCGCAGTCCTTTTTCCGTCAGGTCTAGCGTAATCACCTAATCCCCCTTCGTGCCAGCCTTCTTGGCCGGAGTCTTCTTTTTCGCCGCGATCTTTGCCTTGGCGACCTTCTCGGCTGCTTTCTGTGCAGCCCTCTCCAGTTCCTTGATCTTGGCCTCTACCTGGGCGGCGAACTGCGCCCTGACGTGAATGGGCTCTAGCTCAAACACATCAGGACGCTTCGCCCAGATTTCGACCAATGCTTCAGGTCGAATCTTGGTCATATCGCCTCCTAAGCGATGTACGTCGCCGCGTCCGCCAATGTGGTCGCCAGGAAGAAGCTGTTGGTACGAACATCGAAAAGCGTGTCCAACTGCACCTCCGCCAACGGTTTCACCACGCTGGGGTCTATCACCGCTCTAAACGGCGCTTCCAGGGTCACGTCGGCACCCACATCCCCAGAAGTAGGGTTGAAGCTCTCATGGAACTTGCAGTAGGGTAGAGTGATGGTCAAATCCTGATTGGTGCCATTTGTGAACTCGACCGTCAACTCAAACTTCTGTCCAGCCGCCAGCGCATCTAGGAACTCGCTGCTGATGTGGCTCATGCCAATCGTACCCGTAACCGATGGGCGACCAGCGGTGGCAAGAGCATTAAACTCATCGAACCCCAAAGCGTCACGACCCTCGATGCCATTGGTCATCTCAATGGTCAGCGAATCCAGCCAGGGCTCGAACGTCGAAGACACGTCCGCAGAGTTGAGTTTTAAGGTTGTGAGAGTCATGTCCTCGGGAGTCAACACGGACTGGTCCGAATAGTTACCGTTGGTCCCCGGACCCCACGTAGCCTCCACGACATCTGCTACCTCATCGCCCGTGCGACCGAAACCGGCAAACGTGAAGAGGAGGTAGTTGTCGATTCCGCGTGTCACCTCAAACCGAATCATGTTAGAGACGAAGTTCTCGATGAACGCGGCGTTGTCCGCATCGCCCAAGTCTCCATGGCCGTACAGGTACTCTAAACCAATAGAGTAAACGTCGGACATCTCTACCTGTTCGTTGTAGGAGGCTGCACCATCGTCGTACACCCCAATGACGGCCCCAGTGTGATCGGGCTTCGCGTCCAGCATACCAAACTGGAACGTGCCCGTCTCTGTCCATGGGGTCGAATACGAACTAGGGCCACCCGTACCCTGTGAAATCACAGTGTACTTGCGGTTGTGAAAGAAGGACATCAGGGGGAGGATCATATCCTCCGGCCTTGCATCCATTGTGATGGACGCCGTTGGGAACGTCCCGTGAACACTGACTGTATTCGCGGCCTGAGCGGCAGTCCCGGTAATCCGGTTCTCAGCATTGCGGATTGCTCTGCCAATGTTGATTTCGGGACCAGAGGACAGGGTTGGAAAAACACCCCTTGTCTGCTTCGTAGCAGACGCCCTGCCCAAATAATGCTCAACCAATCTCAGGCCCGACTCAAATCCTCCGGGCATAGTTACCTCACTTCTCTGGAGCTACCGCTCGCGGTGAAGATCATGGCTTGGAGCGCCGTGCCGTCCGTCACGTATTTGACGGGTCCACAGCTTACTCCACCTTGATTGAGGAGCGACAACCGCTGGCCCATAAGGCTGGTAATGACCTCTTTGGTTGTTACGGTGATGTCACTACCTTGGTCATCTTTGGGCCTACTCCCCATCGCGCCCATCTTACGAAAAAGCACAACGATCAGAGCGTTGAAATCCCAAAGTGTAATCTGACCCAGGCCAGGTTCGGGAACCATGGCGGGCGAGGCTGGCATGACTCTGACACCGTAACGTCCGGTGCCTAACGCTTTTCTCAATACCTCCGGGGCCGTGTCTTCGTCAGCATCCACTACGCCCACGTAGCCATCAAGATATGAAACCTGGTCCACGATCCGATCATGGATCGCCTCCAGAAATTCGTGAAGCCTTACGTCACCTTGCGGCATGGGGGCCTCCTATGGGGAAACCCTACGGGTGTGTATCGCAATACCGCCACCCGCCGCCGCCTCTGGCTCGGATCCAAACGAGAAAGTACCTGCCTCTATTCCGCTCCAGAGCTGGTTCAAACGAATCCGAATCCAAGCCCAAGTATCCTCGAATGCCTCGCCAGCGTAAATACCACTGACGCGGATCCACAGGGCCTCGTAGACGTTGAGTTCCACGAGAACTTCGGCGTAGTCCCCACTATCCTCGACTGCGATGGGGATGATCGTGAACCGCTCCATTCCAGCGAACCGCTCATTGATCTTCTTCGCCGCCCTGACAAGAGAGTCCTTGGCGGTGGGTTCGTCATGCTCCCACAGGTCGTCAATCGCTGTGGGGACATAAGCACGAATATCACCTACGGTCGCATAAGCGTCGAAAGCCATTACCCTTTATCGCCTTTTGCAGCGCCAGCTCTTTTGGCTGGACGCCTGGTCGGTGTTTTTCTTGGCTTCGGCGTCGGCTTGGGCTCTGGCGTCGGCTCGGGCTTCGAGGCCACCTCCTTGAGCTTCAGTTGGTGATCCCCGGACTCCCAGCGTTTGCACAGGGCCTCAGCGTCAACCCCAGCCGCAGCGAAGATAGCCTCCATCAGGATACCGTCTACGCGCTCCTTGAACCTCGTGTCCGACCTGTACCGCTCGTAGAAAGTCAGTACCGCCATCGGTCTTACTCCTCAGTTCCACCCATAAGGGTGGGGGTGGGGTGGGGGATCGCCCCCCACCCCGTCCGGTTAGGTGATGTCAGGCACCGCATAGGTGCTGGCGTCGAGAAATCCAGCCGCAGCAGAAATACGGTCGTAAACACCGAAGCCGAAGAAGTCCACCCAGTAGGAATCCTGAAGTGGGAACTCTTTGTCATCAAACCGTTTGATGCCACGAAGGGCCGCGACCTCGGGAACCCGCATACGCAACGGCGCAAAAGCGTTCCTCTGGCCAGGGGCCGTGATAGTGTTGGCGAAAGCCAAGTAATAGTCATCGGGCAACCACGGAACCTCCCGGATCCAGACCTTGGAAGCACTGTTCCATCCAAGGTACCTGTCACCGTCGATCTTCGCCCAAATCTTGTTGATGTCGGACACCATCTGGTCATTGGGGTCGATGTGGTTCGTGAACGCGATTACCGTCGCCTTCATGTTGGTGGGAATCCACACTTCAATGTGCCCACCAAACCCGCCGATAGAGCGCGGCTGGCCGTACCCATGCTCCCGAACCTCTTCGGCAGCGAGGGTTAGGTCGGCTTCATCAAAGGTGGCACCATTGGCGATGTGGTGGTCGTGAGTGCCAGTGAAGGTAGTACCCTGCCAAGGCGGGGGCGTGAAGTCAGAGTCGGCCCCAACCAGCGGCATGACCTTGAGCGTTCCGTCCTCCTGGAACAGAGTGTCACTCCATTCATAGGCGGTGTTTCCAAACAGAGCCCGCAGCGCACCCTTATAGAGGCGCATTAGGTGTCCACCCATGATCTCCTCGAAAGTGGAGAGCAGTTCGATGTTCGTGGCCTTCGCCAAGTAGTCGTAACTCCAGCCGCTCCGCATTTCGTACTTGTAGATCGGGAAGCCGACCCCGGTGAGGCCAGCAACCTTCCGCCGCCTGGGACGACCCGTCTCGGTGGCATCTTCCCACTCGCCAATCTCGGTGTGCTGGCCGATGAGGGCTGCACGATTGGTCGTTTTGATAGCGAGTCCACCAAGAATCAGATCAACAGCAGCGTTCCGTGCCGCCTGTCTCGCATCCAACATCTCGCGAATCCTCTCACGAGACAACTTCTCAATGTCCATCCCTTGGACGGTACCACCGAGAAGGTCGGGAGACAGGTGGATTCCATAAGACGTATCAGCCATGGTAATCTATCCTTTCTCCCTTAGAGGCTCGGCATGGCAAGTTCGATTTGCGTGGCATTCAAAGCCACACCGATTGCCTTACCGTTTTTAGTTCCTGCGACACCGTCGTAGAAGTCGGCGGTGGTACAGTCTGACGCATCGGTCAGGTCGTCCGTGTTGGCAACCCAATCAACGTCGGTATCAGAATTGACGGTGATGTAGCCAAGAGCGGCCTTGTCCGCGTCAGCGGCGGGAAGGGCGGCGACCGCGAGGGCCTCCGTGGTGTACACCTGGTCATCAAGCCCAGCGGCAGGCTTCGTAGTTACCGTACCAGCCGCATTGGTCTGAACCAGCCATGCGCCCCAGAAAGTACCTGTGGCAGCACCCACGTTAATGGTATCGGCAGCAGAGAACACAAGATTGTCCGCAGCGGCCTTGGTGTGGGGTACACCGTCGATGATGAACTCAGCAGTGGTGGTGGTCTTGAACTTCTCCGCCGTGCCGCTGATGAGCAGGGTGCCGATAGCCATAAGACCATCGGTCGGGTCCGCGTCAGCGAGCGCCCCTGCCGTTAGAGAATTGTAAATGACGTCACCAGCCGTAAGGCCGGTCCATCCCTCCATGATACCACGCTTCCTCACGGTCACGCGGTATCCGCTGCTACCAGCGGTCGTTCTGATCGTCTTGAACGACTCCACTAATCCAAGTGGCACAGAAAGCCCACTTGAAAGGGCGGCATCGCAAGCGTCAACCTCATCGTTGCCAGAAACGGCAACGCAGGCTCCGTTGGTGGGCGTAAACCCAGAGGCAGCGTCCATCGTCGTAGTCTCAGCCGGATCGCCTTCGACGGCCCGGACTGCGGCTGCAACAATAGTCAAATCAGCCATAGGTCACACTCCTACTCGGACGTTTTTGTCAGTCCAGCAAGACCGGCCTCGTGTTGCCCCATAGGGCTCCAGGCCAAGTCACCTGCTAACGTCTTCCCGGACTCTCCATCCCCCGTTTCAGCCGGATTCCCAACATCCTCCTCCGGCATCTCCTTCTTCTTCCCCGCAACGGCGAGAACGGCGTCAATGACCTTCAGCCTGCCCAAGAAATCATCCTTGGGCATGTCCTCCAACAGTGAGTCGATGGACGCCTGAACTTCCTCGCCCGCCTCCTTCACTGCCTTTATCCGCCTTCCGTAAAGAGCCTTAACGTGCTTGTGATACTTCTCAAGTTCCGGGAGCTTGCCCGCAGTCTCTTCCAACTCCTTCAACCGCTCGGCCTTCAGGTCCTCTTCGGACTTGTCCTTGTCCTCCAACGCCTTCAGCCGCTTGGCTTCTTCTTTCCTATCGGACTTGAGCTTGTCGAGTTCGCCTTTAAGCTCCTGGTTCGTCTTGTTCCGCCGAACCTGTTCGGTACGAAGCTCTTTAATGTACTTAGCTAACTCTGGTGACGCAGACTCTTCCAGTTTATTGTCGGTCTTCCCATCAGGGTCGTCCGCACCGTCACTGGCATCGGCGTTTTGAGTCTCACCATCAGGTTTTTGACTCTCCTTCACATCCTCTTCTTTGTCAGCCATCAGGCTCTCCGGTTTGGATGCTACTCTGGTTGGGCGTTAGACCTCAACGTCGCGTTGGGATCGGGCTTCCGCTCAACCTCCTCTTTCTTTGCTTCCAACTCCTTCTCAATTTGGTCGGCCATCTCGCTCAGTTCAACCTCAGACGCCTCGGGGTGCCGCTTACGAAGCTGCTCCGTGCGCGTCTCCAGCCCAGCCTGAGTCTCGATCTGGTCCTTCTGTGCCTCCGTATATGTGTCCACCCCAAACCCTTCAGGTGGCCATGTCACAATAACCCTGGAATCGAAAAACGCTTCGCGCCCCTCCTCCGGGTAACAGTGATAAACCGTCATGTCCCTAACCGACTTGAAAAGGTCCCTCTCCGCCTTGTCCGCTGCCAAGATTTTCCGTCGCCGCCGCCTCTCACTTCTTCCCTGGAGGCGACCCAACGCCGGAGCCGAACGTAACTGACCAAGCCCGCCCGCCTGATTACGGTCAACCTGCGAGAGCCCCAATGCCTCATCTAGCATCGTATGGATTCGAGAGTCGTTCAGGCCCACCTCACTAAGACCGGCAGGTGCAGCTACCTTCAGAATCTTCGCGTTCGGGTCCTGCGCGACGTAGGCCACATTCGGACCCTTCTCCAAGACCTGCCTCCCGCTTGAGTCCTCTCGCATCGGTGGCTCGAACGCGACGTAAACCGTCTCCGGGAACGCATGGCTCCTGGAGATTTCAGCGTTCGTATATGTGTTTTCGAGGAGGAGGAGTTGGGCTGCGGCGGCGTCATCGGAGTCGGCTATGTCGGAGGGGTTCCGAAACCAAGTAAAGAGTGTTCGCACATCCCCGTACCTGTTTTTCGTTCCCCACGCATGATGGTCCAGCTTGCTACCATGCCACCGAAGCCAGAGATCGTCTGTAATCAACTCGGTGACGGTTCCGCGCTCACCTGGATAACATTCATGTTCTGTGAAAACGGGTAGGCCGTCGTTCGTGGCCCTCTTGTACCATCGGATGACCCCACCAAGCTCACGGGGCGTCACGGGATGTGGGATGGGAATAACCTGAAGATTGTCCAAACGCTCAAGCCACACACTACCCCTGTCTTGATGCACTTGGCGTTGAGTGTCCTCACCCGAGAATGGCTGGAGACGCCTGGCTTTGGCGTCTAACCATAGGTTCATCACAACCGCACTACGCTCCGCGCCGACTGTCTTCCAAGTGTCCCACATGAACTGGGAGATTTCGTTCAGTCTCCAAAAGCGATTGGTGAAGTAACCCTCCAACCACTCCCGGTCATCGCTAGACGTGGTCGCCCCCTCGTCCCACTCTATTCTTCGATGCACAGAAACGCCGACCCCTGATGCGTAGAGGGCGTCGGCGTGGGTCAGGACCCCTTCACGGACACGGTTCCACGCGAGGTCCTGCATTCGTCTTGCTCTCGTGTCCTTGTCGTCAGAGTTCTCGTCAGGCCAGTCCGGGATATAGTAATCCCCGTCATTCAGCCCGGTACCCTGAATTTGGTCGCCGTTATAGAAATCGCGGAGTTTTTGGATCTCTCCTCGATGTTCGGCGTAGCTTTGGTACGCTTCGTCGATCACCTTAAAATAGGACCCCTCAGAATTGGGGCCTGGATCCTTAACGACACCAAAGACGCTGCGAGAGATTTCGAGGACTTTGGAAAGAAAATTTTCCATAGCAACTCACAATGCCCCTTGGCCGGTTGTTGCCACCACTGCACTTCACACTTTAATGATTCGCTGGGTTGCCTGCAAGCCTGGTGTCCCCACGAAGGGGGCAAGCTAATGGCGGTACACGGGGTAGGATTTCATTCCAGGCGGGAGTGCTGGCCTTCTCCAAAACTTCCAATGTCGCCTCTTGCGGCGTAGAAAAACCACCACGTCATCCCCCACTTCAAAAGACCCGGCGAGGTCCCACCCGTAGGAGAGGAGGCTGGCGATACTCCCCACACCCTGCTCGTTATTGGGATGGTGCTTGTTCTTGGTTGCATCCAGCCGTACCGTGGTGACTTCGTGCTTCATGGTGCCCCCAACCAAAAGTTATCGCGGGATCCGTAGCGCGAACGCGGGCGCTGCCTGTACCTGCGACGCGATGTAAGCTAATGCTGCGGCCATGAAAAAGTGAGGATCTATTCCACCCATGGCATCCTTCGGAAAGTCGTACACCTCGTTCGCAATCTGCTCGGCGTAGGAACGGACCATCACAGGAGCGCGGAAGTGGTCTTTTAACGTCTCCTCTTCTCGCATGGTTCCAAGTTCCCGATGAAGACCCGCACCGACCTTCCAGGCGGGCTCTGGAACGATAAGCCCCATACTCTCCACCATGGACTTAACGCCCTCCATGGAAACCGGACGGTTCACGATAATATGGTCCTTGTCCCCACTCGGTTGCCATAGAACGCTCGTGCTACGGGAGAAGCTGGCCCTGCGAGCCCGACGCCCGATTGCCATAACGACCGTGCGAGTCTCGTTCGTATCAGGCAGGGCGTCGATTACAAAGATGGGCTTGCCGCGCCGCCTCCAATACTCCACAAGTTCGGTCGTGTTCTTTACCCAGCCCGCACCAACCAACAGCTTCTCGTGGTCGCTCAAACGCTTCATCTCAATGATGTGATACTGGCCCATCCGAACGTCCACACCCATCCAGTCAGACTTCATGTTCGTGATGTTGAACATCGTCCGGTAAACGAAGTCCTGACACCACACGTCGTTGTACCCATTTGTCGTGACCCTCTTTAGGTCGTCCTCGGTCAAACGACCTTCCCTGGAAAGGAACGGCATCCCGAGAGTGTAATTCCACCACCGCCTTATGTGAGTAGGGTCGGTGGCGTTTATGAGATTGTGCCGTATCCGTTTCAGGACGGCTGGAGTTCCACCGTGATAAAGACGTTGGAAGATTTGAAGGTGGTATCCGTGAACGTCCCTGTTCGGGTACTTCGCCACCCAACGCCCACCGCCGAAGCTCGGCTTGGCCGAGTCCATTGGAGTCACGGGGTCAATCGAACCATGACACCCCGAACACGGAAGGTAGTAATCCTTCCACGATGGGAACCTGTCTTCGCCCAAGAATTCCAGGAAGAAGTCACCGACGTCCGCAATGTCATATTCACCTACCTTCTCGGGTAGGTTGTTTTCGTGTCCGCAGTGCGGGCACTTAATCAGCCAAACTCGCTGATCTGATCCTAAGTAGGCTTTGTGGATTCCGAAGGAAGGAAAGGACGGCGTGGACACCTCAAACCATCGCGTGTCCCCCATCGCCCCCTGGGTCCTTGAAGTCTTCGCGCCAAACAAGGACTCCTGGTTGTGCATGTCGTGTTCGTCCACCGTCGCCCCGTCCGCGTCGAAGGTCGCGATGGCGGTTTCGGTGGTTGTGTACCGGAGAAAGATTTCACGCCCGAAGGCGGTCACGTTCCCCTCGTTTTCTGCGGTGGTCACTTTTCGCAGGTAGGGGTTGACCGCCAAGGCCCCCTTGATGCGAGTCCTGAAAAAGTTCCGCATCGCCTGTTGTGTCGGAAAGAGAATACCCCAGTTCACCCCAAGGCTGGACAATGCCCAGAAGGGCCGGGCGAGCGTGAAAATCTCCGAGATGGCCATTTGAGCAGACTTCATCACGACTTGCTGCGTGGCCTCATCGCGGCAAATCTCTAGCTGACAAGGGAAGGCATCGAAAGTAAAACGCTTCCCCCTCATGAAGCCGGAGGAGATCTTCCAGTCACACTCCGCAAAGAGCCACTCATGAAACGACGCCTTAGACGCCATCCATTTTCTCCAGTTCGGCCAGCACGGTTTTACGGTGGACGAGGCCAAGGTGTTCGTTGGCCTTGAACATCTCTTTCGAGATCACCACCCCATAGGTCCAAATCACGCCACAGTCCAGACATTTCATATAAACGTCGCAACGGTAGGGCGTTGTAGCCGGGCCTCCCCGCATAAAGAAGCGGTACATGCGAATGAGCGCGGCACGGGAGTCGCAGGCAGGACATTTTGGATTGAATTTTGGCACCGGAAAGCGTTCACCCAGATACCAGGCTTTCGCCACATTCTCGTGGACCACCTCAAGGTCGGGCACGACCATCAAGTCCTGCAACTTCTTTCTCGCAGACTTTCTATTCAAGCTCGCCATGGCGCAGCTTTCTCAGTTCGTCGATTCTCTCTTCGTCCGTGATCTCACCGTTCGCAAACTTCTTCGCAATGGCCTCCTCCGCCCCCTCTCGGGCACGAGCCTGAACCTTCTCGGAGAGCGATCCCATCAACAGTTCGACGTCACCTTCCTTCTGGAGCCCCTCGAAATAACGCATGTGCTTTTCCATCGCCTTATCGAGAGAGGCGATCCGGCGTTCCTTCCTCTCCAACTTCATATTGGTGTTGCGGCCAAGTGCAAAGATTCGCTGGCGATAAAATTCGAGCAGCTTGGCCCGCCAGATTATGCGACCAGGGCTACCGACCAACGGAGAATACGCCTCCACTCCTTCCAGCATATCGGAATGGATGGCTGCCACGATCTTTTTGTGGTGAGACATAACCAACTTATGGAAATCACTAGGCAAGCGACTGGGCGGAGTCTCCCCCCGCGCCACCCTGTCATCACTAATACGCTTTATGATCTCCCGCCAAGGAATCCTGATAGCCCTCCCGAGAATGACGACAGCCTTCTCTTCAACTGAAAGCATGTTCTCTATTTTGGCGCTATTGGGTTTGCCGCGATTACGCTTGATGCGAGTGCCGACATCTCGCGCCCTCTCCTCCACGTACCTGAAGATTTCGTCGGCGGGAGCCTCAAAGGGAATAGCCCCCGCAGCACTAAAGACGTCACTGCCGTCTACACGCACCCTGTAAACAATGGGTGCGGGAGGATCCTCCACCCCGACTTCCGTCCGCTCGTCCTCCGGCTTCTTCTCGGGCACTCCGGCCCCCTAGTGTTGGGGGAGATGTAGGCGTGGCCTGCCGCTAGATTTCTCTTGAGCTGCACGTTTCGCCATCGCCGCTTCCTCCGCGTACATCCTCTGTACGATCACCGAGTAGTTCGGCGCACACCAGAGCTTCGTCAACTCAAACGCCTCCTTGCCGGTGAAGCCCTCTCCCTTGAAGTCTAGGTAGATCAACCTGCTCGTTCGGGCTACTTGTTTACCAAGACTCTCCTGGGCCTCTTCTTGGTTCTCGGATCCTGCCATGTTCTCTTCGCCATGCGTCGTCATCACGCTTTAGCTCCTCAAAAGGTCGTGGTTCCCAGCGCCGAAGCTCCACTGGCCCGACGCCCAGGATCCATCTGAAAATGTACCTGAGATTAGTTTCCCAGGTTAGTCGCACAAGGCCGACCCACCACCAAGTAACATGCCGCCCGTGCCAAATAAACTGGATACCTTTTCTTGTTTTCATTGAAACAGCCCCCCGCAACAGGACGTCCTATCTACCAGCGAATCCCGACTCGCAAAACATGGCTGAAAGCCGTAAGCCAAGAAGTTCATGCACCGCTGCTCGGTTCAAGGTTTACCCTGCGCGGGGGAACCTTAAAACGTCCTCCATATAATTCTCTGGCGGTACCTTGGTACTCGCCGTGATCCCGTAAGTAGAATACATGTGCTCACGAATTTCGAGCTTCCTCCATATCGCACACTTGTCGAGGTGAGGGAGACGTCCACAGGTACAGGAAACTCCCGCCACCATCATCATGAGTTTGCTCCCGTGCCGAAATCCCGGCCCCGCCCCATCCACCTGTCGCGCACGAGAGCCAAGTTTCGCTGCGTCCGTAAAACCCAAAGAAAGCAACCAGGTCGCAATCACGTTGAGGTCCCTACGGAGGGCTCCCGACCACGAATCGGGCGCGATACCGTATCGTTTCGACAACCTGCCCCCGTTGTGTGGAACCGGAAGGCGCTTCCCTTGGGTCACTACATAGGCACCTCAGAAGCCATGTACGCAGATGATGGATGAGCCGCGCTAGTCACGGTCTGTGTCAACCCACCCTCAATCTGGGTCGTGCGGGATGAGGTCGCAACATTCAATGTCGCAGAACCGTTGGCGTTCTCCGACCCACCCAACCAAAGTTCCGGCCCCTCCCAGTCGGGCTGGGGCCTCAGCCCATCAAGCGTTTCCTCGGCCTCCCTCGCAGCCCTCTTCACGGGCCGCTCCCGGCGAGGACGGCGTCTCAAAAAGAGCGGATCAGGATTTCGACTTGATCCAACTTGGGCATGAGATCCTCGGGGAGTTCCCGCGCCACTCGCATGACGGCCTCTTTCTCGTCCTTCGCCAACATGGTGTCGGGCGACAGAATAACCTTAGACATCGGCTCCTCTCCCGCGTCCTTCTGTTCTTTCGTCGCCTTCGGGTGGAACAGCACTGCAAACTCAAAGAGCTTCATCTTGGACATGACCTACCTCCCCTTCTTCAAAAGTAACCATCGGATGGTACCCATAACGCTTCTCGAAAACCTTCCGGCAGACCACGCAGATCCGGTCACCCTTGGGCTCCAGCAGCTTCCACGGAAGCATGAGGTTACAGAGGGTGAACTTCTTCTTCTTCGGATCCTCGATATGGTCTGTTCCCCATCTTTTCAGTCGTACTCGGTCCATTTTTCCCTCCCATCTTCTCTAAGAAATCGAAAATGAGCGCGATAGTCGTGGGGTAGCCACCCGCAGAGGTTTGTAAGCAGTTCCAGGCCCGCTTTAACAGCTTCAGCGACTCAGCCAGGTCTTCGGCAGGGACATAGGCCCCGCATGGACCACCCTTAATCCCCCCGGCCCCCTCCATTGCGTCCACCCTTGCCTCTAGCGCGTTCACCGCCCTTAGTAGGTTCTGGAACATCTCCAGGCTGGGAACTTCGGGCATCGTTCTCCTCCTCAAAAAAGTCGAGCAGTTCGTCGTCTCGCAAGTCGGCCTGCCCGCACTGATAACACCATTCGGTATAAACGCCGTCCTCGTCTATCTCGCTCTCAGCCTCCACCCACTCTTTACAATGCGGGCACCAGGACTCGTCCTGTGGTTCGCAATCCTCCCAGGCCCAGAGTTCTTGGGTGGTCATGGCCATTACGACCGCAGCCGCCGCGTCTCGAAGAAATCACTTAGGTCCGACTCCCGACGCATGATGAGCCGTGCGTAACGAGAACGATAGTTGTTGTTGAGCTTGAATTCCTCGTTGGTGTCGGGCAGGCCCGCGATTATCCGATTCCAGCGGAGCACCTCGAAGATTAGCCCAATCCCAACCTGACGCCTCGCCTTCTTCGCCTGCCTCGCCAGCGACACCAGTTCCTCGTACACCTCCGGGTGCTCGCCATGGAAGCGTCTGAATTGTTCAGCTATTGTGGGCTTCCCGAAACCGAAAAGCTCAACCTGACTCTCCATCTCCCCCCTCCTTTTTTAGCTCAACTCTTCCCGGAGCTTGCCCAGATTATCCTCGGCTTCCGATAGGGCTGCGAGGATCGAAGAAAACTCAGACCTCATCTGTGAGATTAGGCCAAGAGGCTTTTCCACGTCCTCCCCACACTCGGGATTCGGCTCGATCCAACCTCCCAGGACGGCCTCACGGACCACTCTGGTCTGCTCCCTCACTAACACGGCTAGGGCTACCACCTTCCCCGCCATCGTCCGAAGGTCCTCGGCGTCGGATGTCTTGGTGGCCTCCTGCTTCGCCATTTCGTCCGAATCGTGATACGTCATTACTCCCCCTTTTTCTTGAGAATTAGAATATTACTACGGCCCCCTCATGTCGAAACCAGATTCAACGTACCCGTAGGCGACGAGGCAAACACCAACGGTGGCCCAGACGCCCAGCTTCCAGACTAAGAGCCCGCATCCTACAGCCCAGGCCGTCAGAACCAAGGCGACTCTCCAAGTCCTCATTCTCCCCCTTTTTTCAAATAATCGCCAGCGGCGGCGTAAATAAAACCCGTGAAATAGCCCAAAACAAAGAGATTGCTATTGACAACTTCTTAAAGCATAACTCATTCTTAGTAACAACTCTTTAAGGCTACCCTTACAGTACCTATTCATAATTCTTTTTTAATCCCTTTAATATGTGTACCTCAGCGGTGTACCTTCCAAGTGAGGAAACCCAATAGCCACCTGGCCTGACGCTGTACCTTGGCGCTGTACCTTTGTGAGGCTCCTAACAAGGTGACAAAAAGACCCATCTTCAACTCCACCCAAATTCCAAAAAGTTTTCTTTTGACGACATCATTCACCCTCAAATCCAGGGAAAGGATTTTCATGAAGGGCTTTTCTTGACCTTGAGGCGGATCACCAATTCCTGGCGACCGTAGATACTGCGCTTCTTGACCCTTAAAAGACGTTTTCGCTCCAATGACTCAACCACCGGCCAACACGGACCTCGCACTCGCCTCCTGCCATCCGTGGTGATCCAAAAAAGCGGCTCACACCTGGAGGCGTCGTCACATAGTAGAATGCGGCCCATCCCAAGCATCCGAACCACACTTTTCTGGGCCGGGGTGAGTACTCGTTTTTTCATTGCCTTCCTCTTAAAAGGGGAGGGAGTCTTCGTCATCGTCATCCAACGCCTTCATGGGCTCCGACTTGGGCTCTGAGGGCGGTGTAGGAGGCCCTTGGGGCTCTGATGGTGCCGAGGGCTTGGAATAGGAGCCACGAGCGGGAATACCGTCGCCCTGGATCTTAGGATCGAGGTTAATCCAGCGATCAACGACGATGTCCGTGAAATACCTCTTCTCACTGCCTTCACCCATCGTGCGAGAGCGAATGTAAGCCTCAACCGAGAGTCTGGAGCCCTTGCGAAGTTGGTCGTGGGCCTTAACCGCTTCAGTGCCGTGAAAAACGAGACGATGCCAGGTTGTGTCCTCCTGCCATTCGTCCGAACCCTTCCTCTTCCAGGAACGGGTTGTTGCTAAACTCGCATTCGTGACCATGTCGCCGTTGTCGAATGTGTGCGTGTCTGGATCTTTGCCGAGGTAGCCGATGAGAAAGACCCTGTTTTGAAAGATGGCCATTAGTTCTCCAATTTCAGTTGTTCGCGTAAGTCACGGGCTTCGTTCGTGAGCTTGGCAATAATGCCTTTGTAGCCATTGATAGATTGTTCCAGGCGGTAGACGCCGTCTTCAGCTTTTTTGGTACGTTCTTCTCCTTCCGCGAAAGAGGAAGAAAGAAGGGCTACCTCTTCTTTGAGGCTCGTTCTTTCGTCGTCGCCAAAACTCTGGAAATCGCCGTTTGGACAGCTGAAAGAAACGCCGTCAAAACGTCTTTGCTCCATCCAGTGGACGGGGGCACCAAAAAGAATGCCGCACTCGGAACAAACTATAAATTCCACAGGTACCTTCGATGATTCCGTCATTAGTTCTCCGCTGGTAGACAAAGAGGTTTCGTGGGAACCTGTATCCAATCATGATAATGATGAACAGGGTGGGCGCGAGGAGGCTCGTCCGCTGTCCCCTTGCAGTCGGGGCACCTCATGTAGGGAAGGATCTTTTCATGGAAATGTTGGCCGTGATGTCTTGAGACGTGCGTAAGGACGTGACCACAATGCTCACATATGAGCTTGAGTTCAGTGAGGGGACGAGCCCTGGGTCCGATCTCCTTCGCCCTGATCGGATGTGCGTTCTCCCAACCAAATTGTTCGGGCTTGAGGTGCCTTCTGAGCTTCCGTAGGAGGCTTTCCTTGAGGCCACGGACTCTCTCTCTTGAAATGCCCATTCTTTCCGCTATCGGTGGTGCCTCAACCATCCAACTTCTATCGCCGTGGCGTCCGTTGCGACGTAGTTTACGGCCCTACCAATGGTAATCCAGACCTCGCGGTTGAAGATGCGAGTCTCTATCACCTCCGCATCGCCCATGACCACGGGGTTCCTCTTTGGAACGCGACGTGCGCGGCCATCCAGGTCCGTGCCATCAAAATAGTCTACGCCCACCCTGAGTCTCCCTCACACATCATCCCCCCACCCTTCCTCGGGCTGGATCTCTTGTTCACTGAGTTCTAAGGTTTGTTTGCCGTACACCCTCAAGATTGGATTGATCTTGAAGATGACGACGGTGGCGGGACTCGCTCCCTTGGCGTTGAGAAACCCCTTAGCCGCCTCTCTCGCTTTCTCCAAGTCCTTAGTGAAGATGGTGTGACGACCAATAACAAAGTCGTTTCCGACATCCTCGGTGGTAGGCTCCCGAACTGCGGCGTACTCCATGTAGACCACGTTGTCCATCAGTTGCCTTCCTTGATGATGTAGGAGGCCAGCGAAGCATCGACTTCAACACCGCCATCAACCTCAATTTCCAGATCAACCTTCTTACAGGTGCAATCCGGCATCCCACCCTTCTCGATCGACGGGCAGTTAAAATTGTGACGGACGTGCATGATCGCGACGCACTTTGATGGAAGGAGGGAACTCAGGTGGGCGTAGACTTCGTTCATACGGGGCGGAGGGACATTCCAGAAGACAAAACCGTCCACATTGATTGTGGGATTAGACTTGGAGGGGTGATCCATTCGTTCCCTTCTTTCCGCGTAAGTTCCGACTCTTTCCGCTACTCGATATGGACCAGAATAGTTGGTTGACCCCCGCCCTATGGTACGATCCAGAAGCTCTTTGACACTGAAAAGGATAAGAGGCCAACCAACCGTTCCTTGGTG